TTAAAAACAAGGTATTTTTACCAGAGACTAAAGAGTCAAAAGCAAAAATAGCATTGATCTGTGACCTTTTGCCAAGCGAAAATATTTCTTGGCTATACGACCAGGCTGATCTTTTTGCGTTAATGACAAGGGGAGAGGGCTTTGGGTTGACTGTTGCGGAGGCTATCGATAAGAAGAAACCAGTGATGGTGCCTAAAGCCAGTGCGTATCTTGACTTTACAAATGAGGAAAGCTCGTTTTACGTTGATGGTTTTTGGGAACCTTGCCATTCATCACCAGAACTTCACTCTGATTTGGACTGGTTTGAGCCCTCTGTTAATAGCGCTAGACTTCAACTTAGAAAAGCATATAATCTATGGAAAAAAGGCAAGCTATCTCAATTTGGACAAGAAGCACAGGACTGGCTTAACAGTTGTGGCTTTAGCGAAGAAAAGGTTGGAAAAGATTTTTATAGCATCTTACTGGAAGAGTGCAAGGAATTACAGCCAGTGGCTCAAGACATGTTCCCCAATAAGTCAGAGTCTGTGTTTAAAGAGAAGATTGCATCTTTAAAATGGAACCTATCATCTATAGCTCCCGCTGAGGTTGCAACAAAAGATATTATCGCTAGTAAAGTTGGAAAACTAACTGGACAGTTTGCTGGTGAGGATTGTTATATTCTGGGGTGTGGTCCATCTTTGAAAAATTACACTCCAGAGTTTCTAAGAGAGAAACTAAAAGATAAATTAGTCATTGCACTAAAACAGGCATACAACTATGCTCCAGAAGTAGTTGACATTCATATGTTCAACTCTAACAATGTGCAAGCCTATGAGTATACGAAGAGTAGACCTCTGGTAATCGGCTCATCGGCAGAGAATATCGCTGCAACATCTCGTGGTCTGTGGACTGTAAAACAAGAATTTGACATCTTTTTCTTTATCCCAGACGACAAGAATTATATGAACGCATTGTGTAACTCTAGAAACTTTGATGACTATACTTTGGATAAGACAATCTACAGACCCTGGGGACCGGGCATGATGTATGAAACTGTCCTGCACACTGCTCTGCACCTAGGTGTGCAAAATATTTATACGATCGGGTGGGATATGGAAAATCCTGGCACCACAACATCACATCATTTCTATGAGGACAGCGATAAGGTTCTTAGGAAGCCAGACCCAATGAAGAAGGATGAGATTGTAAAAAACATTGAAGCCAGTAGAGACGCATATAAATGGCTTAAAGAAAAAGGAGTTAACCTGTATATTGGTAGTGAAGGATCTCATGTACACAATGATATCCCTAGAAAAATCTTAGCATAAGAGGAAAGTATGAAGCCAACATATATTATCGCCGAGATCGGCATTAACCACAACGGTAGTCTAGAAACAGCAAAAAAACTTATTGACGTAGCAGCAGTAGCAGGGTGTGATGCTGTGAAGTTTCAAAAAAGAAACCCGGACGTTTGCGTTCCCGAGCATCAAAAATCGGTGATGCGAGATACGCCTTGGGGTAAGATGACTTATCTAGATTACAAATACAAGGTAGAGTTTGAAAAAAGAGAATATGATATTATCGACCAATATTGTCGGGATAAAAATATCGCTTGGTCTGCCTCCCCTTGGGATTTAGATAGCTTGAACTTTTTGATGGGGTACGATATTCCCTTCATCAAAATCCCTTCGGCTATGATCACAAACGAAGAGCTTATGAAAGCTTCGGCTGCAACAGGTAAGAAGATTATTTTCTCAACTGGGATGAGCACCTTAGAAGAGATCGATCAAGCAGTTCAATGGATGAATGAAACAAATACTCCTTTCTCTTTGTTGCACTGTAATTCGACATACCCAGCACCTTTGGAGGACTTGAATCTATCTTGCATCCCAGTGCTAAAAGAGAAGTACCAATGTGAGGTTGGATATAGCGGGCATGAGTTTAGACTTGGGACCACTGTAGCAGCAGTCTATTTAGGTGCTAGTATTCTTGAGCGACACATCACACTAGATAGAACTATGTGGGGGTCTGACCACCTGGCTTCTGTTGAGCCACAAGGTCTAATCAAACTTGTCAGAGGAGTTCGTGAACTAGAGTCAGCGTATGGTGACGGAAGAAAAAGAGTAACCGAGGGCGAGCTTCCAATCAGAAAGAAATTGAGAGGTTGTTAAATGTGGGAAAAGTATAACTGTGTTTATAGAGACGTTAACCAAGAGGAAAACGTTTCCTCAATCGATGATCTTAATAAGCTATTTCATTACAAAAGCACTCATACTGATCATACAAGTATTTGGCAAAACAATGAGACAGGTGAGTTTTTTGGGCACACCATTCGGTTTGATCCACAATGGGCATCGAGCCCATGGTCTGGCGGCTGGTACAACTTCAACCATACAAGGGCAGTTTGGCAAGACTATTTTGCCAACACTTTTTTTAACAATTATTTTGGCAACAGGTCTTTAGATTATGGCGACATCAAAGTTGATGAAGAAATCGTTTACACCGAAAATGATGTTTTAGCTAAAGTTAAAAACGCAAGTGTCTTAGTCCTTGGTGGCGGTCCTACTTTAGACGATCTAGATCTTGATAAAGTAAAAGATTATGATATTGTCATTAGTTGCAACTCTTATTTCAAGAGCGAAAAATTAAAAGATGTAAAAGTTGACATTGCCTTAGTAGGTCAGGGTACAGACCTTGCAGACCCAGAGCTTGTTCAAAGAATTAAAAGAGATGAAACTCTTATTGGTTTTGAACATTCACATAAGTTAACTATCCAAATTATCGATGAGTTTACTAAGACAAATGACACAAACACTTTCCTATATTTAACTAGGTATTTTTCAAGACTAGGTTTTGCTTCTAGAGCCGTAGTGCTAGCAAACTGTCTAGGCGCAAAGAGTGTTGATGTTATTGGTTTTGATGGGCATCGACAAAAGAAAGAAGATAAACATGGGTTTGAAAAAACAAAGAGCTTACCTGAGTACTACAACACCATAAAGTATGAAGAGGCTGCCGTAGTTTTCTGGGATTACCTTACTTCAACCTTTGAAACCGAAACTAGTGTTCTATCTGAAAACAGCGAATATAATGTGTATAATGGTGTCAAGGAATATGTGAAGAACGAGGTAGAGGGATAAATGAGTGCCAAAAAAGTTCTCATTACAGGTGGCACAGGCTCCCTGGGTAGGGCTCTTATAAAAAGAATAAAGTGTCTTGGCTGGCAAATAATCGTTTACAGTCGAGATGAGGGCAAACAAGCATTATACTTTGGGCAAGACAAAGACATAATTAGAGTTGTAGGAGATGTAAGAGATCTTGATAAGCTTTCTACTACGTTTCGCATCCACAGACCCGATTACGTTATTCACGCCGCCGCTTTAAAAAGAGTGGACGACATGGAGTTTCATCCTGATGAGTGTGTAAAGACAAATGTCATTGGCTCTCAGAATGTTGCCACTGCGGCACTAAAAACAGACGTTGAAAAATGTATTCTTATATCAACTGACAAAGCTTGTTTACCAGTAAACGTATATGGGTCTAGTAAGTTTATTGCAGAAAGAGTCTTTACGAACTTTGATTACTATTCTGACAACACTATTTTCTCAAGCGTAAGATACGGAAACGTGATCGCTAGTAGGGGATCTTTTATTCCTCTCTGGATGGACCTGATTAAGTCCAGCAAAGTAGTTCCAGTAACAGACCTAGGATGTTCCCGATTTTTGTTTACTCTAGATGACGCTGTGGATACGGTATTAGGGGCACTTGATTTGGCACAGGGTGGAGAAGTATTTATTCCAAAGATCAAATCATATGATTTACAGACAGTTTTGGATTCGTTAAAAGTATTGTGTAAAACAGAAGATATTAAATACACTATTGTTAATATGAGACCCGGTGAAAAGATACATGAAGACATGTTGGCTATGACAGAGTTGGACTTTACCTATGAAGCTAGCGATAAACTATTGGTGGTAACACCTCAATACACTAGAAAGTCTCACACATACAGTATCAAATATCAAGGACCACATTTTAATTCTTCGCTGCATCTTAGTCAGGATTCTTTAGAATTGGCAGAGTTGATTAAGGAAGGGACCAAGGATAAATAATGAGAGTATTAGTTACTGGAACTTCAGGTATGTTGGGTTCTGTTGTTGTGAGAGATTTAAAAAAGTTTAATCTTTTTTACGAAACAATAGAATCTGGACCAAGTTCGATTTTGGATTTAACAGATCTTGAGCTTGCAGAGAGGTTTGTAAAAGATCAAAATCCTGATGTTGTTATTCATTTGGCTGCTATGACATCATTAAAAAAGTGCGAAGAGGACCCTAGCAAGGCTAAGATTTTACATGCTGACTTAACAAAAATACTTGCACAATCCTGTAACCGTATGATATATGTTTCAACTGACTCAGTTTTTGATGGATTATCTTGTGTCCCTTATGGTGAGGATTCTAATACAAATCCCTTGAATGCTTATGCTAGAACAAAACTTTTGGGCGAGGCTATTGCAAAAAACAACAACAAGAATTCCTTAATCATCCGAACAAATATTTTTGGCAGCAAGCCTGGAATGCTAGCTGATTGGGCACTCCAATCAAACAAGGATAATAAAGAGATAAATGGGTTTGTCAATGTTAAGTTTAACCCAGTATACGTTGGGCATTTAGCGGCAGCGATTAGAGGAATGATCAACCACAATGTTACAGGTGTTGTTAACTTTGCTGGTGATACTTGTCTTAGTAAATATGAGTTCTTAAAAATATTGTACAATAGGTTTAATATGGATACGGATATGATTAAGCCCAAGACCTACACTGAATCTAAGATAGACATAAAGAGACCAAGGTACACTTGCTTACAGACTGATTATGTATCAAAAGAGCTTGGCTACTCTTTTTGTTTGAATGATGGCTTAGATAAATTATTTGAAGAGTACAAGGAGAACTAAGATGTATTTTTCTGTAGATGGAAAAAAGATTGGACCTGACAGTCCAACTTATTTTATTGCAGACATTGCTGCTAACCATGACGGAGATCTGGATAGGGCACTTAAGCTTATCAAGTTAGCTCATGAGGCAGGTGCAGACGCTGTAAAATTTCAACACCACGACTGTTCAAAATATGTTAGTGATTACGGATTTAAAAATCTTGGATCAAAGATGAGTCACCAAACTAAGTGGAACAAAACAATTTATGAGGTCTATAAAGACGCTGAAGTTCCATTGCAGTGGACAGATGTTTTAAAGGATTATTGCGATGAGCTTGGTATTACGTTTTTTACAACTCCATATGATTTGAATATGGTTGATAAATTAGACCCATATGTACCAGCATTTAAAATTGGCTCAGGCGATGTTGCTTGGGAAGCTATGGTGGAGAAGGTATCCCGCAAGGCTAAGCCTGTATTTATTGCCACTGGCGCAGCAAGTATGAATGAAGTCTTTAGAACGATGGAGGTTCTAGACTATCATAATTTACCAGGGATCTGCTTAATGCAGTGCAACACCAATTACACTGGTGATATGGAAAACTTTAAGTATATTAATTTGAATGTTTTAAAGACGTATAAAAAGTATTTTCCAAATGTTGTTTTAGGGTTAAGTGATCATACGCCGGGACATGTGACTGTCCTTGGTGCTGTTGCCCTAGGCGCACGAGCCATTGAAAAGCACTTTACAGATGACACCACTAGAAGTGGACCAGACCATCCGTTTTCTATGGACCCCAAAGCCTGGAAAGAGATGGTGGACTTGACAAGATTGTTGGAGCAATCTCTTGGATCAGAGAAGAAGGAAGTTCAAGAAAACGAGAAAGAAACTATTGTTCTCCAAAGGAGGTGCATTCGAGTCAACAAAAATATCAAGTATAGAGACACTATTTCAGAAGAGGATATTGAGTTTCAAAGACCGGCACCGCCGGGCTCTCTTAGTCCAAACTTGGTTCATGAAGTTGTGGGCAAGCCTCTTATGCGAGCAATACAACAAGGGGAACATTTGACGGTTGAACACTTGCCAAGGAAAAATGGATGCTAGAAAAAGATGGTATCACATTGCGTGCCATAGAAAAAGAAGACTTACCAGTTTTACAAACTTGGAGAAATGACGAAAATCTAAGAAAGTATTTTCGAGAGTGGCGAGACTTTTCACTAACACAGAAAGAGAAGTGGTATGATCAAATGATTTTTGATGACCGCTTTCAGATGTTTGTTATAGAAAGCCAGGACAAAATGTTTTCTAAGAAGGCTACGATGCTTGGTGTGGCTGGTATTACTTACGTTGATTGGGTTAATCGCCATGGCGACGTTCATTTTTATATTGGTAAAAATGGTGAGTGGATAGACAAGACGATAGCTCCCGTAGCATTTGAGATTATTTTAGATTATGGTTTTAATACTATGAATCTAAACAAGCTTTGGGCGGAGATATATCAAATCGACAGTCTTAAACTTAAGTTTTTTATGCAGCGTGGTTTCAACGTAGACGCTAGTCTGAGAGAGCACTACTATTACCAGGGTCAGTATTATGATTCTCACATTTTGTCGATGTTAAAAAAGGAATATGATGAAGAACTTCAAGAAAGTGATGGTGATAGCAGCACACCCTGACGATGATGTTTTAGGTTGTGGCGGCACGATTAGTAAATTAGCTCGCCAAGGCGTAGATATTAGAGTTGTATTTATTGCTGAAGGGACAACCTGTAGGTACCTGCATCCAGAAAACTTCGACCAAAGGGTAATAAAAGAAAAGATTGACTACAGGAACAAATGTGGCACAAAGGCTTTACAGGCACTCGGTGTTGATAACTATGTTTTTTATAATTTGCCATGTGGTAAACTCGATCAAGAGCCTGTTATAAGTATCGGAAAAATTATTGAGCAAGAAATAAAAAAGTTCGAGCCGGACACTATCTTCACGCACTCAAAAAAGGATGTTAATGTTGATCACCAAATAGTATATCAGGCGACCTTGCAGGCAACTAGACCGGGCGCTAAAAACGCAGTGGACGTTGTGTTCTCATATGAGGTATTGTCATCCTCAGAATGGAATTTTTCTGAACCTTTTGCACCAAACTTTTTTATTGAAATATCAAAAAAAGATGTTGACAACAAGGTTAAAGCTATGTCATATTATGACACAGAAGTGAAACCATTACCATTTCCTAGGTGCGAAGATATGATCCGTATGATGTGCAGCACAAGAGGTTCACAAATTGGTGTTAAGAATGCTGAAGCCTTCTCGTTGATTAGGGGTCTGGTTAGGTGAAGATTGTTTGTGTCGGCTATAGAGAATGGGCGATGGAGATATACCAGCGTCTAAGACTCTTTTATGGCAACAGGCATGATATTGTTCTTGTAGATAAAGAAACATATTCAGAAGACTTACTTGACCAAGAGAACCCTGACTTGGTTTTGTTTTATGGGTGGAGTTGGAAGATACAAGAAGCGGTTATTGATAAGTATCAATGCTTAATGTTGCACCCGTCGCCCTTGCCAAAATATAGAGGTGGCTCTCCGATCCAAAATCAAATTATCAATGGTGAGACTTCTTCAGCAGTAACTATTATCGAGATGACTAGTGACTTAGACGCAGGAGATATTTTAGCCCAAGAGAAGTTTGCCCTTGATGGCGACATAAGTGCGATCCTTAAAAAAATTACTAGAATCGGAACTAGATTAACGAAAAGGATTATTTCTGGTGACTTTATTAGGGTTAAGCAAAATGAAAGCGAAGCCACTTTTTATAACAGAAGAAATAAGAGAGACAACGAAATTACTATTCGAGAAATACTAAGCGAGGACAGTCAGTACATTTACAACAAGATTAGGATGCTTGGAGATCCGTACCCATACGCATATATCAAGGCTGCGGATGGCAAAAGAATTCTCATAAAAGAAGCCTCGATAGGGGGTGACAGTGATTAAGTGGAACGAGTGTATATTAGTTTACAGCAATGGTAGTTTTATAGACGATGCCATGATGCAAGACATACGACAAGCGTTTATGTTTTATTACCAACTTATAGGCAAGAAAAAACCAGAGTATAATGTATGGTACGACACCGAGAAAGATTTTTGTTTTGGTTTAGATTTTACAAAAGAAAGATTCTTTTCTAAGACCTCAACTGTTCACACAAGAAGAGGAAGAACCCAGATAGCACCGGTTATGCGGTCTTGCCCGGAAACTTTCCTAAGCAAAGATTTAAGTTTTGTTAAAGATCAATTGGCTAGCAATTTTGGTGCAGACGCCAATATCGGAACAGAGGCGATCATTCAAGATATCAGCGACTGCAAGAAGTTTAAAAATTCAAAGATCCTCATCGTGGGCGCTGGACCAACTGCTACACGGCAAAGCTGGAACCCTGATGATTATGATTATATTTGGTCTTGTAACCACTATTTTGAAAGTGAACTATTAAAGGATGTAAGGATAGACTTGGCAACACTGGGGGGTGAGGTAGATTTATCTGTTGATAACAAAAAGCTTCATGACCATATCAATAGAAGTAACACCATCTGTTGTTTTGATAACAATGACGATCATCACCTACCAAAAAGATTTTCAGATAAAAAGACAATCTTTGAGAACTATCCATCATTTTATGCCCATCTAAGATTTAATGCAAGGAATGGTGCTGTGCCAAGATTGTTATGTTTAGCAACTATGATGAAACCAAAGAGTGTTGATTTTGTAGGTATGGATGGGCTAAGACCTGATGAAGCTGGTGGTAGTGCTTGTGAACATGCGTTCCAAATAGATAAGAAATGGAATGGTACAGTAGATTATCACCTTTACAAAAGACACTATGTTATGTTATGGGACTACATCTTAAATGTTTTAGATAAAGAGAGGCAAATAAAATTTCAAAATTTAGGAGAGGGATTCTCCGCTAATCAATCTACTGACATTTCTAGAAAAGAATTTCCTCTTGAGAGAGAACAATGAAAAAGATAGACCAAGTTGCATTCATCGTCCAAGCTAGGCTTGGTTCTCAAAGGGTGCCACAAAAGATGATTAGACCTTTTGCTGACACAACCCTTTTAGACATTATGTTAGATAAGCTTACGAACAAATCGCCGATTATCCCAAACAAGAATGTGTTCTTATCTGTTCACGAAAAAGAACTAAAAGATATTGGCAACAAGTATGATCTAAACATATTTCACAGAAGCGAGGCATCGGCAAACTCAGAAGGCACCCCAGTCACTGAAATGTATGAGTGGTGGGATAAACTGCCCCATGAGTATTGTGTGTTTATCAATGCTTGTTGTCCGTTCTTGACAGTTGATAGTATCGAAAGGTTTACGTCTGATTATTTAAAGTCAGACGCCAACGGTATGTTTGGGGTTGTTAATAAAAAGAACTATTACTGGGATGAGACTGGTGCAATGGTAACGCCTTGGCCAGATGGTCAGGATGTAATGAATACAAAAGTTGTTGGTGTTACCAAGGAGGCAGCCCATTGTTTGTATGCTGGTAAACTTTCTGATATTGGTAAAGGTATTTGGATGGGAAGGTTTGATGTGCCCGGTGATATAGAGTTATACTCAATGGATAATGAGTTTGAAATTCTAGATGTAGATTATGAATGGCAGTTTAAAATGTGTGAAGCATTATATGGATCTGGTTACAGATGAAAATAGCAGCGTGCCTATCTGGACAATTAGGATCTTTCAGGAGAACTTATAATAACCAGCGCCAAATGTTCTTGGATGAGAATCAGTGTGATGTTTTCGCTCTGACATCAAATGCTGTTTCTCAAAGAGTTAACATGAGTCTTCATTACCCTCCATCAACTCCGGTGTACGAATACTTGCCAAACGTAAGATGGTACAAATCTTATCCCAGACCATATGGTATTATATACAATACTGACGAAAGGGCATTGAACTATCTGGTCGGCGCTACCTACAAAGACAAATTAAAGAAACTAAAAATACTAGACGAGTGTGCTAAAGAAAGTGTAAATGATATCAAGCTCCCGAGTAAGTGGGACTGGATGAGAAAAAGACAATTGAATAAGATGTATGAATGTAACAATATGTTACGCTTATACGAACAAGAAAATAATGTTAAGTATGATATCGTTATCAGGGCTAGGTTTGACATCGCATTAGCCAAGAAGGTTAATGTTGAACAAATAGTGTCACAATATGATAACATTAGTAATAAGTTATTTGGCGTTGGTGGGTTTCCCTGTACTCCGCCAAATGTTTTTATGAAGGAATTTCTTTGTGATGGCTTTGCATTCGGCACGCCAGAGGTTATGGACGTATATACGAGTTTATATGAGCAAGAAGAGCCGTACCCTCATTTAGAAGAATACGATGAGTATCACAGTCAATGGGGAGAACATGTTGAGTCTCAATTGAGAACACACTTAGAAAGGAATGGTATTGAAATTGTTCACGTCATAAATGAACGAAAAGATTACCAAATTGTAAGATGAACAATGCAAGTGCGATGAGGAATATTTTAGAGGTTTATAATAAATACTTTGATAATGACGATCGTCATTTACTCGAAGAAGTGACCTCCTGTAAGTTTGATACCTTGATGTCACTAATATCCGAGTTAGATACTCGTACTTTTTGTGATATTTTTACGGGGGTAAAATCAATAAATAAACCACAACTAAACGAAAGTGGTTTACAGGTTTATAGATCACTTCTTGCAGATAAGGTACTGTCCGCAAGAGCAAAAAAATCTGGCTACCATGAACTAAAAGAATATCAAACGTTAATGCAAGACGGTTTTCTTGTTCTAGAGGATTTTTTACCCGAGGAAAACTTTGAGTGGTTGGAGTCAAAGGTTCAGCAATTTGTTTCTATGCAAATGCCCGAGGGTGGTCGTGCTCCAATCCATAATCCTGAGAAGTTTTATAGCCTTAATCAAAAGATGTTAACATACCTTAAGATGGTTTGGGGTGTTACAGAATTTTATGACGACCTAAGAAATGGATACCCCAGGGTGGATATCGATAATTTAATACATAAAGATTACGACGGAGATGTACAAAAATCTTTACATACAGACACCTTTCACAACACAGTTAAGGGGTGGCTTTATATTGATGATGTTGCTGAGCACCAAGGTCCGTTTGCCTATGTCAAGGGTTCGCACAGAAATACACAACAAAGAGTTAGTTGGGACTACGAAAATAGTAAACTAGCTTATGACCCTTCGCACCCGCTTTACAAGAAAAGAACAGAACGACGTGACACCTGGGTTATGCCAGGGTCATATCGTATTGCAGATCATGAAAAAGGTGAAGGTGAAAATGCAGAGCTTAAAAGACTTGGATACGATGAGCCAATTTTATGCACTGGTAAGAAAAATACACTTGTATTAGCTACAACAAAAGGATTTCACAAGAGACATGAGGTGGTGGAACCAGGCACTCAAAGATTAACAGTTCAAATCCAGTTCAGGGTTAACCCTTTTCCCCTAACTACAACTGACGCTCGAAACTATAGTTTGGGGCAAGATTTTTTGGAGCAACAATGAAGAAAGTATTTTTAGATTGTGGAGCTAACAACGGATGCTCATTTCGAGCGTTTAAGGAATATTATCCTGACTGGAGACAATATGAAGTTCACTGCTTTGAGCCACACCCAGGATTTAAAAGATTCTTTCAAGATCTCCCAGTCAAGTATCACCCAGACGCTGTTTGGGTTGAGAACGGTGAAATGGATTTTTATGTTACAGGTATGGCTTCATCAACACTTCTTGAAGAAAAAGTAAAAGCACAAAATAAAAATGTACAAGCTTTAGTTAAGGTACCAACGATAGATCTTAGTAGTTGGATTATAGAAAACTTTAACAAAGATGATCATATCGTGCTAAAACTGGATATCGAAGGTGCGGAGTACGATTTGGTTGAAAAAATGGACAGGGATGGATCAATCGAGTATATTTCTGAAATCCATGGTGAGATTCACGGTCCAAAGTGTGGCAAGGGCTACGAGGACGATATGAAGTTGATTCGTAGTTTTAAAAAGCACGGTTTGGATATCTATGCTTGGTCAGCAGCAGATGACGAAGATATGAGTTTCAAAGAAAACATTCTGGACGAAGAATATATGGTAAAAGTAATGTACCCAAACTGGATCAAAAAAGGTTACGTTATTGAGGGGTTCAATCCGTGATTGTTTACATTGACATTGATGAAACTATCTGCACCCACCCAGAAGGGGACAAAGATAAGCCGAGAGATTATTCTTTGGCAAAACCGATAGTTGGAAATATTAGAAAAGCAAACGCACTTTATGATGCTGGTCATACAGTTGTTTACTGGACCGCCAGGGGTGCGACCACAGGCATTGACCATAGAGAACTAACTGAAGCTCAGTTAGATGAGTGGGGTGCGAAAAGACATGAACTTAAATTAGATAAACCATTTTATGATTGGTTTATAGATGATAGAAATATTAACACTAAGGATTGGAGGCATCCGCTATGAAACTATCAAATCAAGCCGTTGGCGCTTTACTAATGACTTTGCAAAAATGTTTGCTGGAAGAAACAGATATTGTTCCGCTGTTAGAAAGCTGGGAACTAAAAGTCGAAAATGATGAGGTTGTGGTTATCAACCCGCCTACTTTTACAGTACCAGAAACTGAAAGCGAAACCGCATAATATGCCAAAGTATGAATACCTTTGTAGTGCTTGCGGGCACACATTTACAAAGGCACATTCTTACAAAGAAGTGTTGACAGATTGTCCTGATTGTGGAGGTGTAGATACTCTAGGTAAACTACTAAACACACCGGTAAACTTGTCTTACAAACGTGTGCAGAAAAGCACTAAAACTGGCACGGTGGTTAATGATGCCATCATGTCAACCAGGGAAGAAATTGAAGCTCACAAGGAAGAGTTGAAAAGCAGGGAAACAAAAGATGATGGTTGAAATTTTATTAATCTTAAGCGTAGCCCTTAATATATTCGCTGTATGGTATGTAAGAGAATTACTAGTCAGGTTTAAATTCTATTCAGAAAACACTACTGAACTTTTTACAAACTTACAAGAATATACAGAGCATCTTGAGAAAGTAAACCAAATGGAAGTTTACTTTGGTGACCCTACTATCCAAGGGCTACTAGAGCACTCTAGAGATGTTACGGGTGTTGTGGCAGAATACCTAGAAATATTCTCTTTAGAAGAGGAGGGTCTAGTTGGCCAAACGGAAGAAGAAGAGTAAAAGTAATCACTACTTTACTCAAGATACTGAGGATGCTATTGTCGCATATGCTAGGACAGAGGATATTGGTATTAGGACAAAACTTTATGTTGAGCACATCCAGCCAGCGTTTAACGAACTGGTAGATAAAATTGTCTATACCTACAAATACACAAGTCTACAAAATATCAACCCGCTCAAAGAAGATTGCAAAATCTGGTTGACAACTATTTTAGACAAATATAATCCAGATAGAGGAACAAAGGCTTTCTCTTATTTTTCTGTTGTTACAAAAAACTGGTTTACACACAAAGCAAAAAAACAAGCAAAACAAAACAAACGTGAGATTCATTATGATTCTATGATACGAGAAGTGGAAGCTGTAACATCACAAAACCATGTATCATTTGAGGATGACCGGGAGGATCGGGAGTTTTGGCTTTTTCTACTTAAAGAGATTGATAGTTGGAAAGATCTAAACCTAAAAGAGAACGAAAGAAAAGTTTTGAACGCAGTTGAAATTTTGCTAACCAGCATTGAAGACATCGATATTTTTAACAAAAAGGCTATTTACTTATATATGAGGGAGATCACTGGCTTGAATACAAAGCAGATAGTTAGTAATCTCAATCGTTTGCGTGAGAGGTTTCGCACTTTCAAAAGGAAGTGGAATAACGGCGAGGTAAATTAGTGTGGCTAAAAAATCACTGGAAGAACTTATCGGACAGGCTTTAGATAATATTGAGCACGATAGACAAGTTACAGAGGAAATGTTAAATGATCTCCAGTGTTATCTTAAGGCTAACGATAGTCGATATGCTGAAGTAGGAAATACTGCTGCCAAATTTGTTGAAACATTACAGCGATCAAACGAGCAAATTGTTAAGTTAGCAGCCTTAGTGCATAAAAAAGAAACAGTGAATGGTTCCACCGCTTTATCAGAAGATGATAAAGATAGTTTGTTTGATTTGATTAAGAAGGTGGACTAATGTGGCAGAGCAAAACAAATTAGATTTAATGGATTCTCACGGTGTCCTCAATGATATGCGGGACAAGAATCCAAAAACACTAAATACAGACAAGACTAATTTTCTTTCTACTGTTAGGAAAGAAACAAGAGACCAGTTCAAGCCTACGAAATTAAGCAACAAGAACGAGTTTAGAGCCTTAGTTCTTCGTAACGATACAATGAAAAACTTAAGCGCAAACAGTCGTAACCAGGCTGCATTTGTTGCATTTGGGGTCTTTAGTTCAAGGCAGGTTTTTGTAACCGCAACCATTCCAGAGATGTTTGGACATCTCCCTAAACCAAAAAATGCTGATGATCATGCTACGATTGACTTGTATCCAAAGTTTGGCTGTACGATTGATGAGATTCCCGAAGCTAGAAGTTTGGATGCGGGAGATATTATTCGTGTTGGGTTTGAAGATGTTAGACTAAGGACAAACCCGGTAATCTATGGCATTTTTAAGGGTGGAAAAGACTCGGAAAGAGTAGATTTATATGGCTCGTGTCCACCAGGCGAAGAAGCGACACCCAATACACAGCCCGGTAGAGTGCCGCAGAATCAACCTGCCGCATCTACCAGTCCAGACCCATGTCCTGCTAATGAAGATTTGAATGCAGCACCGGGGGCAAATGACCCTGAAGCTAAACACCTTGGTATCGATTTTGAACCACCTCCAGTTTCGTGTGGTCCTGAGTTGTTTGAAAGTGTTTTTGGTGTTCCGCCGGGAGCCGAAACTGGAGAAGACAAAGAAGAATTTGATATTTTGATTTCAGCCATCCAAGGAAAAGCGCCACCCAGGCTTAAGGCAGGGATGCACTCGCTTTACTATCGAGGTCGTAGGCGAGGTAAAGTTGAAATGATTGAAATACCAGAACCGTATGCGACTAAAGGTTATGGCATTGTAATGCCCAAATCAAGATGGCCACAGGTAAAGCAGATGTTGGATGATATGTATGCTGATTTTTGGTATCCAAGAACTCACGATGTTCGAGAATCGTATATAAAAAAGAATATGCACCATTACGACTATTCAAAACTCCCCATCAAACCTGGTGCTGGGGACTACCCTGGTATCCCCTATCCTTCAAACGGCATTAGTGCAAAGAGAAATAGAAGAGCAGGTTTTACGGCTGGTTGTATAAACAGTGCATTTAGGACCAGACCACAACAAGCATTTATCAGAGTCCAATTTGCAAAACTTAATGGACAAAAAAGACCTAAAAATGTGCCTATTAAAGAGTGGGCTGCTGAACTAGCAAAAGCTTGTAAAGCTGGTCAAATTTCTGGTCCAACTAGAAAGTTAAATCCTCACGAGAAAAAGCTTATTCGAGAAAACCCTGACAGCCCACAGGCAAAGCTTGCTGCGACACTCGGTGGGCAAACAAAAAGATTTGAATCTATGTTTGACTTTATTATGAATGCGGGTAGTACTATGTTTGATCCCTTCGCTGGACCGCCAGGTCACGGTGCTCACCAAACGGGCGCTGCTATCGACTTTAATGGTTTTAAGGTTGGTAAAAACAAACCCGGAAAAAAAGGGCATGGACCCCAAAATAACGAAGCCGGCAGACAAATGTATAGGTGGATGTGTCGTAACGCTATTTTTTATGGCTTTGTGAGAACAGTTGATACTGAAGAGTGGCACTGGGAAAATATTCTTGCTAAAGAGTATCCAAGGTTTACTTTGTATCATCCTGAAAATTACGGAAAACCGGGTTACAAAGGTCCGCCAAGATCAATGATCGGTCGGTTTGGTCAAGATGTTCCAGGGTTTCCAGAGTGGGCAGATAAAACTAGGTTTGCCTTTGTTCCTAAAAGTAACAGTAAATGGCACAAGTTTGGAAGAGACCCATTAGGTTCAAGACGAAGAAGCGGAAATGGAGCCAACACATATGGAGCCGTCGAGAACGGATATAATTGGACAGATGTGCCCATCACCTCGTATCCTCCAGTTTCAATTCCCAGTACTTTTAACATTGGCGAAGATGAGAGAGGGGGCTTCTTAGCGTTTAGTCCAGGCGCATACCATGCTCAATTAGTGGCGAGAGAAAGAGCGAAAATTACGGTAGAGATTATAAAGGTCCGCCAAAGGGCTGAAGACCAACTCAAGTCAGGAAATATTGGAAGAGGTGCCCCCGTTCCAGCAGGATATAGCGTTGATCAGTATGGAAGACTTCGTGAGGGCGGTATTAAAAACCCAACGACCGAACAAATTAACGCACAAGCTAATTTTACTGGTGGTGGCTACTACAAGGAAAACAAAGAACTTTTGAAATCAAGTAAATAGTAATGGAGGGTTATTAAAATGGTTCGTGGACCATTGGAAAGAGACGATGATACAGGAAAGCGAAGAGCCGGTCGTGTAAAAGCCCGCAGTTTTGCTGGTATGAGCAATAAAAAGTTTCGAGCCCAATCTCCAACTGACAGCCGCAAACTTGGTGTAGACAATTCAAAACTTAATGAACCTCACCCAAATTATAATGTTGCCCCTTGCGAAAAGGTCATCGAGGGGGATAATAACCAGTTCATTATTTTAGGAAGGGATAGACCTGCTGGTCAAACCAGTGGCTATGGTGGAGCAGGCGATACGCACTGTGCTCGCATCGAACTTGTGGCAGGCATGTCTGGGATGGAAGCAAAAGAGGTGATCCTCAAAGACCAGACTAGAGATGGATCTCAGTATGACTCACCAGACGACAATGAGGAGATGGTTTATACGGATGGTAATGTTTTTGCTGATGCCGCAAAGATTTACATGTCTGCTAGAACAGATGTTGATAGAAACTTTAAACTAAAGTCAAGCCAACTAGGTAACTTTAGTACCAGATCTGCCATCGCTGTAAAGGCTGATGCAGTTAGGATTATTTCCAGAGACGCAGGAATCAAATTAATCGCTGGTGGAACTGACGCTATCAATTCACAAGGAAAAGAAGTCGCTGGAACAAGGGTTGGTATTTCGCTAAATGCTGGTAATGTGCCTGACAGTGAGATGTATAAGCTCGTAAAGGGAGAGCCCTTGGTTGAGTTTCTTCAAGAGATGGTACGAAACTTGAGTGAACTCAATAGTGCAGTTGGACAAATCGCTCAAGCATTAATTGTCGCAGGTGGAAATTTAGCTGTTATTCCATTTACTGCACCCGCAGGTGCTGCGCTAGCTAGTGCCGGAACACTTGCAACCTTGACCACAACCACCCAACAAGTTAATGCCGGGATTAAGGAAATGGACTTAGAATTACAATCATTTTTAAGCCAATACAACTATACTAATTGATATGACTATAAGCGCCAAAGTAAGTAAAGCATTAAAAAACACAAAGGGTATAGTTATACAGAACCCAAGGTCCCCAGGTTCACCTGAAGAGGCTTGTAACAACATAGCAAGTAAGACCAAAAAAAGAATGGGTATACTTTACGCACACAATGATGAGATCGTCGCTGTATTCCAGCCAAATAAACAAAAACAAGATAAGAAAATAAGTGACTTGTCTCTTAGAGATAAGACATACATGAAAGCTGAGTTAGTTAGGGTAATTTCTAAGATTGATGGATTAAAATATTTTAGGTTTGGACCGGTAGAGACAGGACCATATAACAGAGCAAAACACCCAGGAAATGTTCCAGCAAATGGTGTGTCACGGTTTGGGACACTTTGGCACAAATGCTCAGATGTTACTGTAAGAGCACCCAAAAAATCACTTGGTTTTGGACAAGCCTCTCCCTTTTATGCCTTTATTAAAATTAAGGCAGAAGAGTTAGATAAGTTAATTACTGATTTCACAGTAAAAGTATCGTCGGCACCTCTTGAAAAACGAAAAACAAAAATACTCGATGCACCAACTAATGAAGATGGTTCAATTAATACTGAGGGTACATCAATACAGGCTTTTGTGGATAAGCTTAAAGAGGGTCTAGCAGCAGTTGGTGAAGCTCTTGGTGAAGAAATTGAAAAAGCCGAACTAAAGGAATTGGATGATCAAACCAATGAGCTTTTAGCGGAGCTTGAGTTAGAAGAAGAGGAGAAGAGAGGTACATCTACAGACGAAAACGATTTGTCCCCCACACAAAGGGATGACGTACCAGAAGCAATTAAAAGAAACCTAGATTTTCAAGTGTTTCTAAACAACCAGATTGTATCAACTGGTGCCGATAACGCTGCCACAGTTTTAGAATATTACATTGAAGTTTTGGATGAAAATGATCCGCCTATTGATCCTGTTGATTTAGGGGGTATCAATCTTGTTGATGAGTTAGACAAGTTAGCAGCGTTAAAAGACTACTTTGAAGATTTTAAAGACATGAATGATTTAGGGGCTGGTGATAATAATTCAGTTCTAGAGCTTCGTGGGATTATAGATTTTCCTATCGATCCCGATACTGGAGACAACCAAGATGGAATACCACAAATCTTTGGTTTTGATGACAGATCTCCTTTTGCAAATTTGTTAAGACTAGACCCAGCAGTCGCAGAAGTATTTCAGCCAGATGAGGAATACTTTGAAGAATTTGGAGAGGGGTCTTTCTTTAAGTTCCAGCCACCTTTTGATGATCGTGAACCATCTACTGAGGGAGGACTTGCCGGAGGCAGTCTAATTGGTACCATTCTTGGATTGGTTGATAAAATCCGTGACCATGATTATGGTTTTGCCGGCGGCGGTGGAATACCTGCACGACTAGCCTCTGAAAAACACCCCGCATACGATCAGTTAGCAAATATTAACGGAGACCCTCAGCCAGTACCAATAAGGGCAGAATCGCCGCCCGTTGTGTATGATGCAGACAATTTGCCACCACGGGTCATTAAAGAAATTGATATTACACGAGATGCCAGAGAACAAGGTGCCCCTTTATATCTTATTCCGACAGATACGAGAAACCCAGGGTTGGGAGAATTAAAATTCACTATCCAATATTTAGATCAAAATCAAATTAGGAATCGCCGTGGCAGCGATATCTTGATTCAACAAGAACTTAATTTTACAAACACCAACTTTGTTGCAAGTATCCCAAGAAATCTTTTAAAGATACATATCTACGAGCAAGTTCCGCAGCCCAACGCAGACAAAATTAAGATCACGCTCGACAGCAAAATTAAGCCTATTTTATTTGAAACAGAATTGGATAAGATCATCGATGTTGATGGTTTAGAGATGTTTCGACCAGGGCGTTTTAGTGGATTAGGTGTCTCACCCGATATTACAAAGGATGACCAGGGTGAGTTTGGTTTTGCGGCAGAGAATAATGGTCAAAATGCTTTCCCAGGATACACTCCTACAACTTGGTCAATTCTTAAGAATCTTAAACTGATCAATGAGGAGTTATCAAAGTTAGGTAGTGGCGGAGCTACACCATGGACTGAATTTCTACCCAAGATCTTTGTACCAGCCGTTACGCTTACACAAGAAGATATTGATCAGCTTTGTAAAAAAGGTCAGGTTGAAAGAGCCGACGAGGTATCAAGAAGAAGAGCCGGTGGCTCTACACAGGACAACAAAGAGCCGCCTATAAATGCGTTAGAAGACCCTAAAGTTGACAAGCAGGCACAAAAACCAGCGAGCGTGGTTGTAGCAGATCCTTCCGTGGAAGCGTCACGAATAAAAATAAAACAACAACAAAAGACTGCACTTAGAGAGACGGTTGAATTAAGTGTGACAGATGCACTGGTTACATGTAACTCTGGATTAGTGAAACAAATTAAAAGTTTGGCAGACATCCTTAAGTTGATGGGAAGAGTAGATTTTGCTACAATGCTTGGGGCACTAGCTAAGAAGCTAGCGTCTGACGTTTTGTTACAGCAGGCGCTTCTGAATAAATTAAATGAGCAAGGGCTTTTACCAGAGGAGTTGGCTTCTGAATTTATAAGATGTGGTGGTGAAGTTAGCGAAGCACTTGATCTTTTAAATGATCTTGTACCCAGTGTTCTTAATACTCTTAACGACCCAAACGCACTTAAGAATCTTGCCTTTGATGGTTTAGAGGATGCACTAAAATTCTTGCTACCAAACTTGCAGCCCCTGCCTTTAGTACCAAATCTTGACATTTATGGTTTTATTCGTCTGTTGTTAATCAAGGGAATAAAAGTTGCATTAATCCAACTATTGGGTGCGCTTCTAAGAGAAGCAATTCAAGAGTTGTTGGGTTGCAATGGTGATTCGCTATTAGATAGTTTGATAGCTAAAGCAGCCGAGGGTTTGGACCTAGATATAGATTTAGATGCGTTCAATATAAAAGACGGTCTAAACTTAGCTAGAATTATACCGCCCATCCCAGGGGGTGATACAACCGGTTTGTTTGCAAATTTAGGGTTTGCCGCAAATCAAAATGATGTTGAAAGTTTTTATGATGCTATTTCTCGTTCTATAACGGGCGAAGAATTAAGAACCATGATATACGATACTCCAACAAGCGGACAAATTTTTAGAACGGTTAGGTCTGTGGCGGATAAAGTTTTTGGAGATGACGTATTAACAGACTCTCAACTAGCAGCTTTCTTTATTTCACTTCGTGACGTCATACCCCCAGCAAGATTTGATGCTTATATCCCATTTCAGGATGGACCGATTATTTGTGATGAGGGTGAATTAGATGACGCAGCAAATCAGGTTCTTGAAAATGCGTCTGCCATGGGTATTGACCCTGCTGACTTAGCTCAACAATTTGTAGACGCATTATGTGAGGCAGCCGAGGAGTCAAATAGATTAGCTGACTTGTTAAAGCCTGGTGGGTTACAAAAGGCAGTGGGCAGCGCAGTTAAAGATCTTATTGATAACACAGAACAACCAGACGAAGTTAAGAACGTGATAAACCAAGGCGCTGCTGTAGCAACACAAGCTAGTGTGTCCTTGGTAAAAGGGTCAGAAACTGCCAAGCAATATCTGTCTGGTATTAAAACCAAGGGACCATCTTTGACAGAGGAATTTAAATTCACTGCTTTTAAGCCAGGTGATTTTGATAATGCTGGTTTACCCATAAATAAGTTCTGGGTTGTAGGAACATTTGATAATCAGGAAGAAATTAGGACTAGAATTGGTAGTGAGACAAATGTTGCTTATAACCTTGATAATGATGTTTTTGTTAAGAATCTAAAAGAAGGTGAGGATCTTACTTTGCAAATTAGGGAGGTAACCCCAGAGTCAGCAGTCTTTTCTATTGCCAAAGAGGGAGAAAACTTTGATAGGCAAGTATTGGCTGAGGTATCTACAGCAGGAGCTTTTTCATATACTGACATTCAAAATGAGGCAGGCAGAAATTTACTTCGAGCGACCCTAGCTCAAAATGACCAAATTAATGGGACCATCCTTAACTCAGCACAGTTTCAGCGTAACGCTCAAACGCAGAATAAATTTGCAGTCGAGTTAGCATTATATTATCCGAACGATGACCCAGAGGTAGAAAATTATATCCGAACATATAGGCAGCAGGTTGTTGACCGTATGAATATTGATAAAGTTATGCAGGGAATCTCAGATGCATGTATGGAATCAATGCCTAAAAACTTGAGTGCTGGTCCACTGGCAGTTGTAAGAAAAGACAAATGTCTCGCTGCTGCACAGATAGTTTATGCAGAGTTGATGCGTTTTTACTTTGCTGTTGTTCACTATACGGGGGCTAGAGATAGTAGGGATGAAACTTACTTTTTATCTGACCAAGATACAATCCTAACACAATTGATAGTAGACTATATCGCTAGAAGAGTTAGGAAAAATAATAAACTTGAAATAATTGAAGATGTTGAAAAGATAGTCGCCACACTTAATATCTCGCCGACGAGAAGACGCCAGCGGTTTTTTTCCTCGGCTCTTTTTGAAGAGGATAAGCTTAAACAATTTATATACAAATGCTTAACCTATTTTGATCGAGATGATGATGGACAGTTATTTTTAACGTCAGGTAGTAACAATGATGTTGCTGAAGATGCTAGGGAGTATTTTCCCAATGGATACACCATTGGACAAGGGGAAGAGGCGGAGTTGTTAACCCCAACAGACAAAGAGCTTAATAACTTTGTTATGCCGCTACAGGGCATTGTAGCTATGCAAATCATGTGGGCAAGTGAGTACGACTTGCCAGGAGAAATAGGTTTAAGGTTTGATGATTTTTTGGCAAACGCAAAAAAGCAATTTAATGACTCTAAAAGGCTAATAGCTGGAAACTCTCTTTCTGAACCAGAAAAAGGAAAATAATAAAAGACAAAGATACTTATGAAAGAGGTAAAATAAGATGGCATCAAAACAGGGAATTAGTCTAAAGCTTCCGTTAGCTTATGACTCAGAGGACGGACCATATCGTCTTACAAAAACCCTTGGGGAAAATGTTCAACAAAATTTTAAAAACTTAATGTTGACAAACCCAGGCGAAAGAGTTATGTTGCCTAACTTTGGTGCCGGTATTAGGCAGTTGCTTTTTGAGCCAATAACCGAAGCATTGTTTGATAAAGTTCGATCTAGAATTTTTGGACAGGTACGCACATTTATGCCTTTCGTTACAATTGAAGATATCTTCGTAAACAATCAGAGTGACAGGCAAGATTTTGGACCAAACGAAATACAGATTACAATAGTGTACAACATTTTACCACTGGACACAAGGAGCACACTAACGATATCTAACTCTACAGTCTAGATATTTAAAGAGGTAAGCAAATGGCAAAGAGACCAATAAGTTATACAAGCAGAGACTTTGAATCGATCAAGGATGCACTGGTAGATCATGCAAAAAGATACTACCCTGACACCTTTAAAGATTTCAATGACGCATCTTTTGGTTCTTTGCTCTTAGATACAGTTGCTTATGTTGGTGATCAACTTTCTTTTTATCTCGATTATCAAACCAATGAATCGTTTCTGGATACAGCCCTCGAAAGATCTAATATCGAAAGATTGTCAAAACAGCTTGGGTATAGGGATATTGGAACCAGATCTTCAACTGGTGTCATGACATTCTTTATGTTAGTTCCAGTATCTTCCAATGGTTCATCGCCAGATCGAGACTACCTTCCTATTCTGAAAAAAAATACTGAAGTAATCTCTGATAATGGAACAAGTTTTATCTTAACAGAGGATGTTGATTTTTCGGCAGACCAAAACGAATTTGTTATCGCAAGACAAAACTCTGAAACTGGGAACCCAACTTTTTTTGCTGTCAAGGCATTTGGTAACGTTGTTTCTGGTGAGCTAAGGCAAGAGTTGGTCGATGTTGGCGCTTATACAAAATTTCTACAGGTAACTCTTGAAGATGATAATATATCAGAAATTATATCCATCAAAGACTCAGAAGGTAATGAGTATTTTCAAGTTCCATATTTATCACAAGACGTGATTTTTGATCAAGTTCCAAACTATGGTACAGACAAAACTAGTGTCCCGTTTACTCTTAGATCTAGACCAGTCCCAAGAAGATTTACTGTTGATTTTGAAGGCGGTGAAACAAAAATTCAATTTGGATACGGGTCCGAGGAAAGCTTAACAAACGATGAGATAGCAGACCCAGCGGACGTAACATTACAGCGGTTTGGTAAAAACTATGTTTCAGATGAATCGTTTGACCCAACTAAGCTTCTTAAGACCGACAAATTTGGTGTTGTTCCAGCTAATACTGTTCTCACTGTTTCGTACAGGGTAAACACCACGTCTAATGTTAACGCTGGCGCAGACACTGTTACAACTGTTATTAGACCTTTGTTGGTTTTTAAAGATAGACCATCTTTAGAGGAAGGCAAGATCCGCATCATGATTGATACAATTGAATGCACTAATCAGGACCCTATTCTTGGCGATATTACTACACCCACTGTAGACGAAGTAAGATTAAGGGCTTATGACTATTTTGCCACACAGAATAGAGCAGTTACGACACAGGATTACATAGCCTTATCGTATAGGATGCCAAATAGATTTGGGGCTGTAAAGAGAGTTAACGTTGTCAGAGACCCAGATTCACTGAAGAGAAATCTCAACCTTTATGTTTTGTCCGAGGACTCGGATGGTAGATTTACAGAAGCGCCACAAAATTTAAAAAATAACTTAAAAAGATGGTTAACAGAATATAAAATGATAAACGATACTATCGACATTTTAGACGGAAAGGTAGCGAATCTTGAAATTAAATTTGAGGTTATTGGTGCATTTGACTTGAATAAATATGATGTTTTGCGTGCGTGCCTAACAAAGTTGAAAGACAAACTAAAAGTTCCATTTGGTTTGGGCGAGCCGCTCTATATTACAGAAATCACAAAACACCTGAATTCAGTACCCGGTGTTATAGACGTAATATCAGTCCAAGTAAAAGAGAAAACTACGTCTGGATATAGCCAGTATCCATTTATCGCAAAGAATAATTTATCTCGTGATGGTAGGGTTTTAACTCCACCACAAAATGTGGCGTTTGAATTTTATGATTTGGATGATGATATCGTCGGGGTAGTTAAATAATGGCTATAAAAAGATATGTTGCCGAGGCAGATAACACAATCACAAACGCTTTTGAATCAAACCTTTCTACAAGGGCAACTAAAGCAAACATGGGTGCCGCTGATGTTTTAGAAACGTTTGTTATCCACGGGCAAACATCAGCTAGCATCAGTGCAGAGAGCGCAGAAGAAGCAAGAATTATAATTCAGTTTCCTATTTCTGGAACGGATACCGCAATTGAAACAATCCACAGGGACAGGAACGACAACAAAATCCCAGCGCAAGGCAAAGTTAGTTTTTATCTAAGAATGTTTAATGCGCCGCACGCAGAGTCAACCCCAGAAGATTTTGATCTTGATGTTAAGATTATATCAAAAAGTTGGAGCGAAGGTCGTGGTCTTGATATGGACACTTATTCTGACACAGGCTTTTCCAGTTTTCTCTCTGCTTCATCTGGTAGTGCCTGGAACGAACCAGGGGGTGATTTTCACTCCTTAACAGATACAGATAATTTTTCTGCGTCAGTCAATTTTAAGCATGGTTTTGAAGACATTGAGATTGATGTTACCACGGCAGTTGAAAACTGGATTGATGGGACAAAAGAAAACTATGGCTTTCTGCTTAAGCATATTGCTTCAAGTCTAAGCGGCAACAATGGTACACTTTACACTAAAAAGTTTTTTGCAAGAACGACAGAGTTCTTCTACCGAAGACCTGTCATTGAGGCAAGATGGGACGACTCAAGGAAAGATCATAGAGGGTCGTTTTTTATAAGCAGTTCACTTTTAGATAAAGAGGACAATATTAATCGCCTGTATTTGTACAACAGATTTCGGGGACAACTTAAAGATATTCCTGGGCTGAACAGTAACAAACTTAAAGTCAGCATTTTTTCTAATGTGTCAGAATCTGCTCAGACTGTGGTTAGTTCAAGTGGTGAGTCAGTAACTGCGGTTGAAGCCTCTAGGCTGTTTGAAAACGGCATACATGTTTCCGGTATTTACACTTGCTCTTTTGCGTCCACCCTTACCGCATCTATTTTGCATGATGTCTGGTTTACTGGATCAACGACCTTTCACACGGGGTCTTTTAGACCTAAAAACCCCCAAGCTCAAGAGTTTGATGAAAGCAGGACATATCTCAATAGTATTAGAAATTTAAAATCAAGCTATCGCCCTAAAGATAAACCTAGGTTAAGGATTTATGCGAGACCGAAAGACTGGAGTCCAACGATTTATTCAGTTGCAAGTAAGAAAATTGAAACCTCGCTTATTGAAGATGCTTACTATAAAGTTGTCAGAATTACAGATGACATCGAGGCTATTGGCTATGGTACAGGTAGCGATAATCAAACAAGAACTTCCTACGACGTGAGTGGAAATTATTTTGATTTGGATATGTCTTTATTAGAGCCCGGATACTCGTATGGAATTAGGTTGACATACTACTTACTTGGACAGTACCAAGAACAACCAGAGGTGTTTAAGTTTAGGGTAGACGAGTAGCAAATGAGTATCAAAAAGTTATTTGACGACAAAAATCGTAAAAATTCTGGTAAGCTACTGAAAGCCAACAGTTTAAATACTTTGGCTAGAGAAGTAGAAGACCCACAGCAAATTGTAGAAGCTGAAAAGAAAAGACTTGAGTTTGTCCCCCCGGTGGACTATTCGAGACCAGAGAACTTTGCAAAATTTGGATCAGCCGAGGAGTACTATAGAAATGCTTTTTCTCATGTTGTAAACTTTTATCCTTATGACGGCAGTAACAGAGAAAAATTAAAGTTTGAAAATAGTTTAAATCCTTTTGAGAAATATATCTTTGATGTTAAGTACCCAAAATCTACAGGGTTTGTTAATCTTGGTATTTCATATGGCACCACTGGCTCAGCCATTGGCGGCTACTCAACCGCTACGGGCGGAAGCTTTATTATTGTAAAGGGTGGTCCACACCCTAGTCCCAATCTTGACCGTTCAGGTAATCCTAAAATTAGAGACGGTAAAGCGAATGTATTTAAAGCATCCGATTTAAAATCTAATAACTTATCATTCGGTGGACCAAGTGGATCTTCGGTAGAGTTTTGGTTTAAGAAAAAGAACTTTACTGGGTCTGTCTCGCAAAGAGAGGTAGTATTAGATGTCTGGAATGGTGAACCGAGTGCCAGCGAAGCGTATGGTAGATTTACGATTGAGCTAAGCCGCTCAGCCGATAGATTTTATGTAACTCATCAGTCTGGAACCAAGGGTGTGTTTAGGCAAGGCGTACCACTTACCGGTGGCTTATCTTTAGCTGACAATCAGTTTACACACTATGCTTTCTCTTTTCTTAGTTCTAGTACAGGAACTCAGATTGACTTCTATAAGAATGGCGAACCAGAGGGTAAACAAATACTTACAGGTCAAGGAATTGGCTTAGTGACAGGTACGTTGATAGCTCATATTGGTGCCCTTAGAACAAATCCCTCTGGCACATCTACTTCTATCGTAAGTGGCATGGGTAAACTATCAGCCTCTTTGGATGAGTTTAGATACTGGAAGCAGTTTAGGAAGTCGGATGATATTGGAAGAAACTGGTTTTCTAATGTTGACGGCGGCTCAAACCAAAAAGGCAGAAAGTCAAAGCTTGGTGTATACTTTAAATTTAATGAAGGAATAACTGACAGCAATCAAATTGATAAAGTTGTTCTTGATTACTCCGGTAGAATTAATAACGGCACCATCAGTGGTTATTCCGTTGGCACTAGATCAACTAGTTCCGCTATTATGGAAGCCTCTGCTTCTGTTGTTGAATTTGGCGATCCAATTATCAGAACTTCTAATCCAATCTTAACCGGGTCAAGGAATAGTTTGTTGTCTGGTGGTATTGCCCATGATCAAAACAACACATCAAATCTGTTTTTTACTATGCCTACTTGGATTATCGAACAAGACGAAAATACAGGTGGTCAACTTAAACAACTAACTCAGATCATATCAAGTTATTTTGATACTTTATATGCACAAATTAGCACGCTGTCAAAAGTAAAAGATATTGGATACACCAGCGGTAGCAACAAGCCGTTTCCATATGGTGAAAGACTACTTGAATCTTTAGGATTTGAAGCTCCAGAATTGTTTGCTAATGCTAGTGTTCTGGCACAGGTTTTACAAAAGGATGACAAGCGAGTCTTTGAGAGCAAACTTTACGACGTTAAGAATGAAATTTATAAAAACCTCTATAATAATGTTGTCTACTTGTACAAGTCAAAGGGCACTCACAAAAGCTTTAGAAACTTAATACGATCTCTTGGTGTAGATGAAAAACTTGTAAAAGTTAAGACTTATGCTAATGACCAAACATACGAACTTAAGAGTCAATACTTAAGCTCTGTATCTGATAAAAAGTATGTGGACGTTTCTGGTCTAAGAAGATACGATGACATGGAAGGCATTGTATACCAAAACTATAATACCGGGTCTCTTGGATCAGTAGGTATTCTTAGTGGGTCAAATATAAAAGATACAGCCATAACACTACAGGGTGAGTTTATTTTACCTCGCCGACCAGAGCCAGGAGAAAAACTCTACAAAGCTTTGACTAATGCTACGGCGTCTATGTTTGGGTTTCACACCCCGGACGACTCGTCCCCTGTGAGTACAGGAAGAAAATGGGCAGATGCAGATAACGATTTTGGTTTGCAGGTATATTCGGTGCATTCAACAACAGATTACTCCGAGGTTGTTTCTCCGATCCAAGCTTCTAGGGACGCTTATTTTATTATCAAGAATAGAGCAGGTGATGTGCTATTGTCATCCTCAGTTATGCGGAACGCATTTGATAATAAAAAATGGAATATTGCAGTACGACTAGCTCCGGCTAAGAGACCGTTTGCTGAGGGTGCTGGTGGCACAGAGCTTAGTGGTACAACTGCTACTAAGTTCTCCTCTTCGTATACACTAGACCTTTATGGCGTAAACATGTTATTGGGTGAGAAGCAAGCACACTTTTCGGCATCCACAACATTAAACTACGCCACAGGTTCTAGTATTTTAATGTCCAATAAGGTTGTTTATGCTGGGGCTAGCAGAACAAACTTTACTGGCTCAGTGCTAACAAAAGCAGAAAGTAAATTTGCTAGTGTTCGTTTTTGGAATTCATTCCTTGATAACGAGACTATTAATGCACATGCTATTGATGCTGATTCTTACGGGACTAAACACCCATTTAGAAATGAATATAATTTTGAAAGCACTCCGAGTGTTTACGTTCCCTCTATCGAAACACTAGCACTACATTGGGACTTTGCAAACGTCACCGGTAGTGATGGCGAAGGCAGATTCAGAGTGCTTGACTTTAGTTCAGGTTCTGTGGGTAACGAATATCAAGAAACATATTTAGCAGCATTAAGTCAGAGTTTGCAGAAGCATAATGCTCGTGGTGACTTCTTCAAGGTAAAAGATAAACCTGTAAGAAAAGAATTTGTTTACTCTGGTAAGTTAGCTTTACCGGAAGAGCTTCATCCGCAAGATTTTGTCCAAGTACTTACCACGGATGATGTACAATTTCAAAGAGACGATGTGCCGACAAGATATTTCTTTAATGTCGAAAAGAGCATGTACGATGCGATCTCAAACGAAATGTTAAGCTTCTTTGCGTCTATCGATGATTTCAATAATTTGATTGGTGAGCCCGTAAATAAATACCGTGCAGACTATAAAGATCTATCGAAACTAAGAGAGATATTCTTTAGAAGAATTGAAAACACCCCAAATGTTGAAGCCTATGTTGACTACTATAAATGGCTTGACAGTGCGATTGGTAGTATGTTAACACAACTATTCCCTGCCTCCGCTGGCGTGCCAGAGGAAGTTCGGAATATTATTGAAAGTCATGTTCTAGAAAGAAACAAATATCAATATGCTTACACACACCTTAAGAGAACCGAACCAGAGCCAATCGCATCGATCCAAGGCATCGAAGAGCGTTCTTACAATTGGCGATTAGCACACGCACCACCTCGAACCGGATCAAGGAACGACGGTCCAGCAGAGATGGCGGGCGACGGTGCTGGTAGTAGGCACCAAGATAGAAATACTCAATGGTGGGCAAAGCGTGCGGAGCGTGGCACCGGGATTCTTTCTTCTTCAATAATTGATAAGAACGTAGAGAGAACACCAAACAACTCAGATCATTTATCAGGCACCCTTAATACAAGATCTAGAATCTTTACAACTATTAAGAGAACCGAAGATCATAAAGGTTATGCTAAGACGAGTTTGCAACTAAGCAGATTTATACGTCAAGGTTCAAACCAGTTCCAACCTAAAGATAGAACCGCTCCAACAGAACAAATCTTAATTGACCGATTTGAAACGATCGAGAGCGAAGACGACCTAATCCAAAGAGACGAATATGGTCACCCAGTTGGGCTAAAAAGAAAAGTTCCATTTAGAGCTAAGAAGAACGGATCGCTTGTTAAGGGTGAACTGTTTACACCGTTTACCGTTCAGAGTTCTAGTGTGGAAACTGGGTATCAACACAGCTTATCAACAGCGGGCATTAGAAAGGTTGATTTCTCTGGTTATCATGAAGACTCTGATGGTATGGACGGATTTGAAGACGGAATGCAGGGACCGTTTACCAGGCAACATGTCGGCGGCAGACAATATAGGAATCAACTTAATCATCTAATGTTTCCACCAACTAGATCTGATTCTGTGGTGTCCGAACACACAGTTGACATTACTAATCGTCGAGAAGGTTTTACCTTAGATCTTAAGGGCAATGGTACCGCATCGATCAATAGAGTTATTACCGGATCAACGCCCAAGGGTCACTTCCTTCGTGGGGTTGGTAACAGGACAGTTTTAAATATTGCAAACATTAAAACTACAGCGTCAGCAGTTATTGTAGGAAACTTCCAAAACACATATGAAGTTGTGCAAACTAGCGACAGATCAATTAACAATTTAGATTATCGTAAGAACACAGCTAACTATACCTCCAACGCATCGTCCTCACCATATGTTGCTGGTATTGTTGACTTTTTGATTCCAAACAGAACAGTTACAAAGGGTGTGTTTGTAGAAAGGTTCTCTTCGCCGGGTGGTATTGAAACTCAAACGCCTGCATATCTCGATAGAGAAACACAACAATTTTCTGCAAACAATGCCTTGACATTCAGAAACATTTCTGTTAGAAATATTTTAAACTCACAGCTTAGAACACACCAAGCCTTTGGTGGTTTTATTCCAGGCATCTGGGGCGGACTAAGTGTTTCAGGTACCAGAGTTCAAGGTAAGGGCTATAGGAATCTTCCGGGTGGCGTATCAACAGCCGAGCTATCTTTGCCTGATCACTTAGAATATTTGACAACAGGCAGCCAGGCTGGTTCAATTGATGAATTGCTTGCATCTGCACACAAAGTGCAAAGAAACGGTTTGTTGCGATTTGAGTACGGCGCACCTAACGCTGCATCATCACCTGAGATAGAAGACTTCTCAGAAGTGATTGACGGCGATCCTTTCACAAAAGCTGTTGTCTATGTTACGGGCGCATCATACGATAACGCTTTTGTATCGCACCCCATCCCACGGGCGGATAGAACTGCTTGGTTTATGAACATGTCCGGTGCTGATGCAGCACACATGGCGGGCGGCAGCGGATATGCAGCCGGCGAATCTTTGTACGACACCTGGGTAAGAAACAGCAGTTTGTATCCAACTGGTGGCATTGCTATTCCAAGTCCGAGCTTAATATCAGGTACTTATTATACAGCTAGTAGTGGCTTGAACGCCTCTAAGGATGACAATGTATTTGAAATAGATCACCTTCAGGGTGGAGTTTTTGGCAGATTTCAAACACTATCGACAGATACTCCTGGCGATGAAATTCCATCTGATGCTGATTTTGGCTCTCTTTTTGATCAAAGGTTTGATGGCGGCTTGCCCTTTGTATTCGGTGGTGGTAAGCCAGGAGTTCCTCTTAATGCACCAAACCCAGGTGTCCCTGCGGGTGATTGGCGAATGGATCGAGAAAAATATGTCAATCATGTTCTTGGTGCAGGGACTACCGGCAAAGCACCAACACAGACAGAATTAGATAGTTATCGATCATCCTCAATCCAAATCTCACGTCAAGATCAAAATAAAATGATTTGGAAATGGGCTGCTGATATCCGTGCTTTTGTTCCATTTACACAATTGAGGCAATACGATTTACATCCACTTTCAAGGAAAAGACGTGGATCTAAATTTATGAACACAATACGATTAGTTACAAAGCAAAACCAAGCCAATGATCCTCAAGCTCCTGTGATTGAGGTTGCAGAAGAATTTACAGAATCGCCTGTGTCTATTAATCAAAAGCCTGATGAGATGGATATTGTTGTTGCTAACTTTGCAGAGGCTAACAATGATCCGCTAGATACAGCTTTAAACACAAACATCAATCAAGCTTTGCAAAGAAATGTTTTTTCTGAGCAAACAATTACTTTTTCTGAGGGTAATATTCGTCAAGGATTTTCTAATGTTTTACTTGACAAAAAATTACAAAGGGGTAAAAACACCCAGACGCCTTACACCTATATGACAAGGTTAAGAAAAGACGCACCGTTTCAGCAGTATCTAAATGGTATTTATGCTGTGACAAGATATAAACATGAAGAAGTTGTTTTCCCAAGGGACAAGTTCTCAGCACTGTCGGGTACAAGGCGAAGAGAAAATTATAGATTCCCATCTTGGGCTGATGACCAAATTAGCCCAGAACACATATTAGATACGCCATTCAATGGGTTTCTTGGTAATACGGCAACCTCGACTAATGGTATGTCATCGTCTCATGAACACCTCCAGCAGCTTATTGGTGGCTCGACTGCGATTAATGGGCAAGACTCTATTAGACAAAAAATGACACGTCAAACTCCAAGATACAAGCTTTGGAGCTTTCATCCAAACCCTGTGTCCTCATCTTTCACTGTTAGACCAAAGAATCAACTAAGTGAAAACACCTCAGATGAAATGTCAACTGCTAGAAATTGTTTTGGGCTTACTAGGCGTAAACAATCACCAGTTACACCGTTTATGACTGACAGAGGATTTATGACCGAAAATGAGTCGATTTACAGCAATTTTGGTCCATTCCTTACTTTTGTGAGCAGAAGCGGTTCGGCTTGGCCATTAGACTCGTTCCAATTTTCAGATGCCTGCCTTGATACTGAGGGTTCAGGGTCTGTGTCTTTCGGAAGGCTTGGAATAACAGGCACGGCAATTGCTCATACTTTCCCGGCGGGAGAGCTAATGATGGTTCCTTGGGACCCGATTGAATACTCTGGTAGTGTTCTTGCATTTAAAGATTTGGCAAGATCAGGTCATCACTTTACACATCACACCGCTTCCAAACACAGAGCTATTGCCAAAGTTGCAGACTCATCCTCTGTGGCTATTTCTGACTTTGATAGATATATTATGCCAAAGTATGTTTACTCTGTGGCTACTTCCGCTCATTTATCATTTACTCATCAAAAGCACGCCGACTCTAACCACTCCGTTCTTCTATCTGGTAACAACCCTGGTGCTTCTGATAATTTTGGACCACTAGCGATGATTGGATACTCTCCAGGCGGTCCAACAACAAGACCTTCTTGGACGGCTTATAGAAGAAGATATGATGCTATCAATAGGTTAAACTCCCCGGATTCAGATAGTAGTATTAAATATATTCCAAAATTACTACCGTCTCCAAGGGGTCCATTTTATAACACTTATAGTGACTTTAAGAAAGATGTTGAAAATGCTGGCAAGGATTATACTATTCTTGCAGAATACAAAAACAGCGATCATGTCCTTGATAGGGTTAAGTCAAAGCAGGGTGATAATTTTGTTTTCTCTGAGAATATGTTTAATCTGACAGGAGCCGCAGTATCATCCTCTGGTCAAGATGGCTTTATATCAAGGTTTATGTTGTCTGATTTATTTCAGCAAGGGGAAAAACTTTTACTGGATGATCTTGATGCTCTTAGTAGACCAACAGATTATTTGATCAAAACAAACACGGTGCAAAAGCTTTTACCTTACCATGGCTTTTATCCAGTAAATAGAACATTGCAGATTGCAACTTTATTCTCCCAATCTTATGTTGGTGATCTAACAGGAGAGGATGCTACAATTGTTGGTAGTGGCATATCAATAGAACGCCCAAGAGCATATCAAACACTTATCGACCCGCTGTTTGCCCCAGGGATTCTATACAATAGTATTAGATATGGTGTGGCAGTCGATCACCCAGTTAGGACAGTTGACCAACTCCAATCCGGGTTTGAGACTACAGGCTCTCATAAGCGTCCTTTAGGTGGAGTGCTGGCTAAGTCCGTTGGCTTGTTGTTGCCATCAGGTTCTGTGCCTTACCAGATCGCTGCGGGAACAAGGTGCTTCCCAGCCGGACGAGATGAATTTTCTGGTAGGGTAATTATTGATGACCCCGCCGCCGCAACGACGACCGAGAGAAACCATTCTACAGCAGTCAGGTCGTTTTTCTATGGTCGTAGGTTGCCGTTTGAGACTCTTTTAAACCCAAAACAATTTATAACTCCAAAAACTCCTTTAGTAGATTATCATATTAATCCTACGTTTGCACAAAAGGTTACAGCTAGTATTTCTGATGATGCCTCAGCACCAGATGACACTCCTTTCCGTAGTGCAATGGGTAATTTCCTGGGTTCTGTGCCAGACTTTTTCTTGGAAAATGAAGGTGTGACTATGGTGGTTGGGAAACCAGAGGACCCTCAAAATATAACTGTTTTGTCGGGTGCTATGTATGTGGGCGAAGTTGTGCTCCGACAAACACCCAACTTTAATATCTATAGTAATCCTCAAGCTAATGGACCAGCAACAGCAACTGGGTCAATCGGGTGGGATGCTCTTGACACCTTCGTTAAAACAGTTGCTAGTAAACACAATGCACATACCCCATTAAAAGGTCCTGACGGCGTAACACGTCACGACCAATGGCCAAAGCACCATGGTGAATTTGCCCCTCACACCGCACCATATTATTATGGTCCCTCGGTGGCTAGGTTTACATACATCGCCCCAGGTGTCGATGCTGAAGGGAACGCACTAAGAGCAGATGAGGCTACAAGTGTAACACTTAAGCAAATTATTCAGGGGTGCAAAATTGATTTTCTTAACGAAGATAGTTGGAAGTACGATTGCGACCATTCTGGCACGGTTGTGATTCCACCGTATGGTTGGAATCGAGCTTGGGCAAACAGAATGAATCTTGATGCAACACTTGTTCTAGACAATAGACACGCTGGCATTGAACCACAAAATTCTTGGGCTATTGGCACAAGGTGGGAAAGCCCAGTTCTTGATTTCCCAAATACCTCTTGGCATGATGATGAAGGTAGTAATGAGGTAGGGCACCCGTTTGCGGAGCGACCACAAGGGTCTTACAATTTTTCCTCATCAATTAAAAACGGAGAATTTAATAGGGTAGACAGAAATTTAAGTGCAGCGCCACACACATATGGAATGTGGCACCAGTATGGAATTCTTCCATTCGAGGGTGAAGGCGTATTTATGGAACTGAACAACGTTGATCCTGACGAGCAGCAATTAATTAGAAGAATTATTTCTAATGGTTTTGAAAGAAATGTGAAAGATAGTGTTGATGATACTAGGTCAACTGGTTCTCTTTCTATAGCTTCAAACCATTTTGAATATAGATTTAGTGTGGATGAGAATAACAGAACATCAATTGCAAAGTTTGGTGGCATTGTTTCTAATAACCACAGCATAGCTAATCTATTATCGATTGATAGGTTCCGAGTTGATGGCTCTGGTAGCATTTACAACCAAAGTGTTCGTCTTATTGATAAAATTAATCCTGTCGAAAAGTCTAGGATTAAACATTTGAAAGGGTCGCTATGGACACTAACTGGATTTAAACAAGAAGACATTGGTAAGAGATTTCAAATAGGTAAAGTTGCCACGAGTAAAACTATCTCTGAGGCTATTGTAGCTATTCCGTTCATTAACACAGACGGAGAGGAATTTGAGTTTATTACAATACCTCCTCCAAGACAAGGAGAAAATGAAGGACCCCAGGTGGCAAAGCTTAGAGAGAAATTAGCACTGTATAATTTACCTCCCGCTTTAGAAAGAAATCTGTCAGTGCTCATTCCCAAAGAATTTCCGATTATCCCAGATGGGTTTGATTTCTCACAGCCACGTTTGAATACAGAGAAAAGACCTTTTGCCATTTACTTGTTTGAATTTAACATGGAACTCAATCAACAAGACATTACAGATATTTGGAACAACGTAATGCCTCGTGCTTCTGTGAAGACTTTGGCGGAAGAAACATCTGGAACAGTGTTTAGTGTTGATCACGCTATCCCCTGTTCGGATTTTACAGCGGAGTCAATCGGTAGAATTGATCGACGACTTAGGGACCTGATTGATATTCAGAACCCAGAAATTCTAGGGGCACCCCCAGGTCTAGACGATAGAGTCAGATGGATGGTGTTTAAGGTTAAGAGAAGATCTGTGCAAAGCTATGAGGAGATGATCCAAAACAGCTTGCTTAATGCGGGCGCTATTGATGAAAGCGAGGCACCAGTTTTGAGGGGACCAAAAGCTTACGCAAAAAGAGACCGAAACTTTAACTGGCCATATGATTTCTTTTCTATGATCGAGATGGCTAAGGTTACAACTGGTGTGCAATTCAGACCTGACGTTAGCGAGATTGATGTAGGTGGTGACTTCAAGGTCAAGCAACCAGAAATCGGCGGCGGCGGTAGAGAAGAAGATTGATAATAATATTTGATGGGGAAATACTTAATACATGACGTTCTTAAATAAAAAAGAAGATGTTGTTGATATCGCTGTGACACCCCACGGAAAATATCTTATTTCCAAGGGTAAGTTTAAGCCTATGTTCTATGCCTTCTTTGACGATGATGTAGTATACGATGGCAAATATATTGATTTGTCCGAAGATCAGAATGATATCATTGGTCGTATCCGAGAGTCTTTATCTCTTAGACCGATTATGGTAACATCGGGTTCACTTAATGATGATGGTATGCCAATTACATCTGATAGCCCAGTGACCAGAAAAGGTAATAGTATGCTTTCAAATCCACTTGGAACGTCAGATCTAAGGTCAGATTTCTTTCCTTCTTGGAACATACAAACTATATCGGACTCTGTGCAAATTACTGGTTCTGTCGAATATAGTTCACCCTTTAGTCAGAGAACTGATATGGCAGAAATTCCACAAATACATTTTGATATTGAATGGGCATATTATGTTCCATATGTACCGCAAGGAACGGACCCTGATAACCTCGCTTATAATATTCAAGATCAAAAGGTTGTTGTATCTATTGAAGAGGAAAATGTCTTTGATAAAGTAGATGGAAATTATGATATTGAAGTTTTCTTATGCGAAGGTCCCACTGACTCTGACACTAGTCGAGTATTTAAACATGTGCAGGATCTAAAATTTATAACAGAAGATGCTTTTGACGAGCAGACCGGTGTTCTAATGGCAAGCACTGATGCTGAAATTAATGGCAGGTATCCTAGATTAGATCCAAGTTACGTTGAATATTTTTTAAGCATCAAATCAGATGGGGAACTAACTGACACCCTGGGTGATAATATATTAGAATCTACGGCAGCGGCAAGCTTATATTCTACTAGGTTTGGCGATGATGATTCAGGTGAGGTTTGTGACTAATGGCAGATTTTAACGGGTGTTCATCTTTTGGCGATCTAGCTCCCGAGATTCATATCGATAAGATTGAGAGGCTACCAGACCAAGGTAGAAATCAAGTTGCGTCAAGTGGCGACGTGGAAACCATTAAGGCACGATTAAGTTTTAGGCAGACAGTCAGAAACCAGGCGCAGAAATTTTGGTTTGATCAAGAAGAATCTCTCGCCGTAACAAACATTCGAGTGATTGCAACCACCAGTCCTGTTGCGACAAAGAGAATGCTTTACCTGGCGGAGCGTATAAGAAAGTTTAAAATGTCTAGGGCTAACAGCACCCAGACCGGTTTAAAAGATTTGTTAACCCTACAACAACCACTAGAAGTAAGAAATCTATACAGAGAGATGTTTAGGAACAATGTAAACCCCCGACATAGGGCAGCTTCAGAGTCTTTGTCCCCAGTTATTTTAGCTGCTGCGCCTTTGAGTGACGTTCAGCTTTATGATATCAAAGCAACCGATGTAATTGATAATAAAAACCCAGATATAGAAAAATACCAAGATGGCACGGAGATCAATAAAAAATTCTCTTTTGAGGTTGACTTTAGGTTTTACAAATCAACAAATCAAATACCGACATCAGACAACAATTTAATTGGCGTTGGTAAGTCAATCAACACCGGGGCTAATAGTAACAGTGGGCATTTAAGTATCTTTGCTTTCTGTTATTTAGACTTGCGCTTGTTTGCAGGGTTAGCGCCAAGAAACATGACAGAGCTTGACCCAATTACAACTGGCGGCATTAACTTTGTAAATGTTATAGGATCGTATGATGAGAGTTATTTTGACGAAGGACTCCAGAGATTATTCGATATAAAATACCCAGGCTCAACCCCAATCGCACCAAATGGTGATTTTCTCGGGAGAGATGAGGGGTTCGAGGGAATATATGCAAGACCGGATGATGTGTTTTATTTAGACCCAGAACTGATAAGAACTAGTGGCGTAGGTGCTGCCGACGCTGATGCCCAAGCAAGAGCCGAACAAAGAGCCGAGGATCTAGGTCTTAGGAACGAAATCCATGTGCATGTTAATGATGATGGTGTTAGATCATATATGCCAGGTAGGAATATGCGGGTTTACAACCGTCGAGTCCTTAGAAATGCAAATCAAAATATTAGACCACCGCAGGTCTTTGGTCCAGGCAGGCAAATTTTAAGAGACAAAAGGACGCTGGCTAATATAGTAAGACCACAACCAGTACCAACGTTAGAAAATAATCTAGAGCGACTTTTTTCTGAGTTAACAGATGGTATTCGATCCTTTGGAGAAAAGCAAGTTAACAAGTTGTTTAACACAGAAAAAAATTACTTTACTAATTTGTGGACAACTAAAGATCATCAAGAGAATATTAAACTAATGTTTGCTTTTGATTTGACTAAATTTATTGAGGACAACTCACCAATCTACAATTTACTTAAACGACCCGCTTTTGTGCAAATAGTCAATTCTATTGATTACCCGCTGTATGACATAAAAGATGTGCGAGTGTCAAGGAAAAAAGTAAGACTTCGACCCGGTGCAGCAAACTCTTTAGGTTCAGGGTATTCTGATGACCCAGTTGAAGAATATAACGTAGAGGAGTTTATTGGCAGTGCAAAGATGGCTAGTATAAATCCCTCCCGAACTAACGCAAATCATGCTGATAAAATGTTGAAGTTCTTTTACTGTAAAGATGATATGTCTCAAGAAATAGCAAGCCAGAAAGCAGGAAATTTTCAATACTCTGCTGAGGTTGCTATTGTTGATAATTCTGCGCTAGTGCTCAAGGCGATGTTGGCAGAGATAGCTAAAGACATGCTCGAAATACAATCCCATCGTGTTTCAATAGATTATGGTGGACCATTATTTGATGCTAACGGCAGTGTAAACGAAGCAGTAAAAAGGAGGCTGTTTACACAGACATCTGAAAACGTAACTGTGCTTTCTGTTTTCTTAGACGCTTTAATTCCTCGTGAGCAACAACTACCATTTCTTAAGCCAATTGAAAAAGGTAAGAAAGGAAAGAAGCAGGAAAAAGCTAAAGAGCAAAATCAACAACAAGAAATTCAACCCGATGCTGGAAACGCACAGATTGTCGAACAGGAGATAGCGCAAATTGAAGTAGAAGCACCAAGTGCCTACTATCTGATGCTACAAGATTTAGCGGCTGAGGCTTATTCAGGTACGATTCAAAGTTCACTTCAGTCTCTTGATGCACTGATCGATGTCTATAAGGTGACACAAAATTCTTTGGTTAATCTAATAAAAAGAATAGCACCAGACTTTACGTTTAGTTCCGACCCTGGTAGTCTTAGCACTGGCTTATCTGAAGGTAGTTCTCAAAAGATCAAACCTATAAAAGTTCGTAAACAGTTTGAACAAACTGTAAGAATAGGAAAATATTACAAGTGTGGTTATGAGTATATTGTACCCCGTGATACAACGTCTGAAAATTATAATCGAGTATATGATGGTCGTAGATCTCCGGGTTTCGATGGGACACAGTTTAGAACCATGAACCCAGTCACATATGGAAAAAGAACTGGATTTGAGAGAGTTAAGTTTTACAATGGTGCAACAGATGACGACAGTTTATTGCAGCAATCGGTTAGCGGTCTCGCTGGTTCGTTTCTAACACCCCTATCTATCCGTGCTTTTGGTGGAGGATTCGCCGGGCAGGGAGAAATGTTCTTCCAGGGAATCAACACTAGGAATCTTTATGGAGTTTATAAAAAACTGCTAGTTGATTTATTGGAACTTCAATTTGGAAACGAGGACTCTGATTATTATTACCTAAGAAATACAAAAGAAACTAATAAGGATGAACAAGCTGAACAAGATGCTAATAGAACTGCATCGCTAATAAGCGCACTGTCGAGAGGTTCGTTCTCTTTTGTTTTCCCAAAAGCCTTTAATGAAGACATCCGAAAGGGGCAGGGTGTTCAAGGGAATGCAGATGATGTTTTTGGTGTAAGAGAGCAACTTGATGAGGGCGACGATAATTTTAGAAGAGCTAGAAATGTAAGAAATGAGTTTAATGATATTGGCGATGAAGAAAGAGAAGTAAACAAAGCTCGTCAAAAAGCCCTTGAGAAAGAAGATGAAAATATTAAAGAGTCGTTTGCCAGTATATCTGACAGGACACTGTTTTCCATGTTTAAGCAGTTTGTGATGACGGGTGAAAACGAGGCTCTAAGGAATGTTAGGATTGACTCTATTGCAAAAGTTTCTAAGCGATTTGCTGAGGGCGCTGGTATTGAAGATCCTCGTGACCTTGAATTCAATATAGCCGCAAACCGCCTCCCTCTGGCTTTGAGATCGATGATTGAGATGAGCTTGGGGATAGACTCAAACAATGTAAGGTTACCTTTGTTGAATGTGGATAAAGATGAGGCTGATAGATTAAGAAATCAAGATCGTTTCAATTCATTGTTTGTATCAATTCCAGACAGAGATCAACCCCTGTCGGTATTTGACCCAATGAAAGATCCAGTCAAATTCCCAGCATTTTGGTTAAATCACAAGCAGCTTGTAAGAGTTGAATACTTAGATGGATTTTATAGCACTAATGGAGGGGAGAGAAATTATTCTATTAAAGATGAAGCCTGGCTCCCATTACCTCTTGAGGTGCTATTTGGGGGACGTGCGGCTCTCAGAGCTTTTGTAGGAAGCTTTAATCGAACAGCAGATCGTTTACAAGGTGTTCCAGAGGAGAGACAAGAAGCAATAGCAGGTAACGTGGCACAAGAGAGAGTTAACATTTCTGAGCAAGACTATTTTATTTGTAGGCTAGTTCCATACACAAATCCACGGCTTGGAGTCCAAAAGATCGATACCTTTGATTTGCCAATTTATGATCAATATTTTATTTTACACCATGGGTTTAATTATATTGATCAGTTTGAGGGACTAGTAGAAACAAGAGACCCAGAGAGAATTGAGTTGACCCAGCCTCAGCCTCCTCCGCCACCACCCGTCCCTGCGGTTGATCCAGGCAGAGATAGAATTGGTGTGAACGAAGAGGAAAATCAGATTAGGGTTGGGTTACAACTTAGGGACGTTGCAAAACAAATTATGATACCTGTAAATGTTAGTCCGCAAGATCTTTTGATGGGGCTTGGTCCTAATGCTGGTTCTCCACCTCCTGCTATAAGAAGGAAAATTGATCTGCGTGACATAAGAGTAACCCCACTGCCAAGACCAGCCCCACAACCAAGCCCGCCGCCACAGCAGGTTCAACCACCACGACAAGTCTCACCAGAAAACGTACGAGACATTAAAGATGTGGTGGATAACATTACTCCTGTCATTCCTGGCGGCATCGGCGGCGGAGGCTTCGGCGGCGGCGGAGGCTTCGGCGGCGGCGGAGGCTTTGGCGGTGGAGGAGGTTACTAATGTCAAAGAAAATTTTCTTTTTTACTGATACCTCTGTACCACCTGCTAGGCTAACCGATGGGCTGGTCTCTGGTTCCGCCAATCCATTGCCAAGTGTTGCTGCTGTTGATCCGTTGTTGGCTACGTCTAGTCCATTCCCTTCGGAACCCTCAGAAGAAACAGAGCAGGAAATAGAGACTAAGGTTGCAGCACGCCGAGCAACAATGGAAAGTGTTCTTGCTGATTTTCAAGAACGGCTTGCTGAGGAATTAAGGGCACAAGAAGCGGGAGAAAGAACTAGGAATGATGGCACTCTTAATAGAACAGAAGAAAGGAGGCTACAAGATCTCATAAGTTCAACACGAGCTACGGGTGAAGACGATATTAGATTTATTCGAGAGACTGGTGTTTCGGGAGAGTTTACATGGCTAAGAACAAAGAGTCTTAACATAAGGACCAGAAACCCACAGTTAGATTTACAGGGACAGGTAAATATAATTTTTGGTCCTGTTAACAGGGACGGTGATGATAGCAGTTATAATTCTCAAGAAGAGAACAATCTTTTTTTCACACGAACAAAGCTTGGTGGATCAGAGGGTTTTACAAAACAGACCATTATTACTCAAGTTATAAAACCACAATTTGTATCCCCAGAAGCTGCTGATCTTAGACTTGGGGAAAATGAATATTTACTTCATCAACGAAGGTTGTACAGGCAGTTTGCCTCTATTAGAAAATTTGCAGGTTTATTTAACCGCACCGTTGTTTTAGATCGTGCGGAAAAAGTACAACAGGGATTGATTTCAAACATTGGAGAGTTAACAGGCGACCAGTATGTTAATCCGTATCACTGTATGCTTATTCCTTTAGCTCTCCAAACAGATTGGTGTAAAGACTCAAAGGTAACACATGATTTCTTAAATCGGTACGGTGGTAATGTTGCAGTCACGACAGTGGATGCAGAGTATAATTACCCAGCGCCGGCTGGATATTATGATGCAGATCCAGATCAATACTCGGAGACCGTCGAGCGTACGCTTGATAGTTTTGACTCGTTACCAGAAGTAAGAAAAAGACAACTACCAAGATATGTTCAGGTAACATTTAATAGAAGGTCTTTTGGATCTTTATCTACAAAAATTGAGGAGGCTAACGGTTTTTCAACAATCATACCAAGAATGGTTGAAAAGATGGAATCAGGAAGAGCTAGGCAATATGTTTTAAATAGTTCATTTCAATTTTTAAATCCCGACGGCGAAGTGAAGACAGCGAACGAAAAAATTACTATTGAAGCCGTTGATTTAGAAACAGAATTAGATATATTCCTTGCAGCTATGACAAGCCAAGATGAGCCGCAGCCGCTGCCTCCAAATTACTTTGGCGCAGAGCCGGTGGTAAAAGATGAATTTGGTAATGATGCGCCTCCGCAACAAGATGCTTGTGTTAGTTTTTTAGACAGAATAAAAATGACCGCCTTACGATCTGAAATAAGATCATTGCAAGAGGACTTTACAGACGACTTGACATATGAAAATGTGTGGAGATTTACTCATGAAGTTGATCGACAGACTAAGTTAAAAAACCAAAGAGAAAGATTAGAGCAAAATGGGTACTCGGGTGCGATAGCTGAAGAATTAAGGACCGCAGATCCAAATAAGGTTACCTTGAACTCAAAAAAACCAGAGGTCCTATTTTATAGAATTGACCAACACGAAGTAATTGATGGTGAGGTGAACTTAGAGCCAAGAGTAAAATACTACGTTCGTGGTGGAAAAACAAAATACACCTACGTTGATCGAAGAGTGGAGTTTGGTGGAAAGTATAAATATGTTGTTTACGCATATGTGATAGCGCCTGCACTTCAATATCAGATTTCAAAAGTTGAACCAGATGCCAATGTTCGCAACAATCGCCAGATGGAGCTAGATGGACAGATCGGATTATTTTCATCTGAGCAAGACCCGTTTCAATCAGATGTAGCCAGGGGAAATGAAAATGATACGTTTGTTCAGGCGTACAATACTGCAAAAGGAAACTTATCTAATTTCTTAAGTGGACAAGGGCGCTCAAGGGCTGTAGCAGACCTAATTGATGATGGTGATGCCACCTATACGGAAATGAACATGGCAGTAAATGTGTACTCTCGTAGCAGGCTTGTGCTAGCTAAAGTGCCGATATCATCTATAGTGTATGAGACTGGGGGCAAACTTGGCGTTTCTTTGCCAACTGCTACGGTTCTTGATAGACCACCAGTTCCACCGTTTGTTGACATTGTTCCGTTTAAAAACAATAGCCGCCAGATCATGATGAACTTTAATGGACAGACAGATAAAATCTTTCCGTCAAAAGATATCGACGTTAACGATCAAGACAATTCTATTCCGTATATACCAATCGAGCCCGGAGATGGAGATCTTTTTGAGCAGATTCGACAAGCTCAATTACTTGAAAATTTTGACCTACCAGAAGGTCATTTGGAGTTTGCCAGTGAGGGTGAAGATCTAGAGAGGTTTGAGGTGTATCGCACTACGTTTGTGCCAGATCCCCGCTCACCGTATAGTGTTTTTGCTGGCAATAAAATTGCTGATGTCACTAGAATTTTTGGACAAGCCTATACTGATAACATAAGACCGAACGTAACTTATTATTATACATTCCGTGCGGTAGATAAGCAAGGTAATATTTCTAATCCAACAGAAATTTATAAGGTTTATATAAGCGAGGATAAAGGTCAGGTGGTGCCATCGATTCAGGCGTTTAAACCGGTTAGACCAAAGAATCAAAGAGATACGAAGAAAATGAGAAAGTTCCTCATGATACAGCCGTATGTTTTACAAACTCAGGCAGCAGCCTCAGAGGAGAGAGTTGGTCAATTGCCAGAAAAAACTTTAGGATCAAGATTTAAGGTAAGGGTAACTTCGAGAGACACCGGTAGAAAAGTAGATTTAAATCTTTACTTTAAGCCTCCAACTATTATAAAGATAGAGGACGCCCTTGACGATCTTGTCAGATTAAGGTACGACTTGCAAGAGAGCACCCCTGCGTTAGTTGAAGATAGGATTGAAGAAATTAGAAGTAGATTAGAATCAGTTAACGTATCTATTCAAGATGTTGGTGCTCAATTAGAGGATCGATTGAGACAATTATTTGGAGAAGGTAATTACGAGGAGTTCTTGGATCAATTCCAAGGCAGGGACACAGAATAATAAAGTAGAACAAAATGATTTTCAGGAACTATTTATTTTGATTCGTTATATGAAAGGGAGTTATTATGTCATTCTTAGACAATAGTGGTGATATCATCTTAGATGCAGTTTTGACCGATACGGGGCGACGCCAACTAGCTAGAGGCGACGGTAGTTTTAGGATTGTGAAGTTTGCGTTTGGTGACGATGAGGTCAACTATGAGCTTTACGCTACGGGCGCAGCCGGCGCAAATAGAGACTTGGACATTCTACAGTCCCCGGTGTTTGAGGCGTTCACGAACAACACGTCAACCATGAAGTCAAAACTCCTAACGATTGCTAATAATAATCTTTTGTACCTTCCGGTTAAAAAGTTAAATCAGGTTGCAGGTCCACAACTTATGAAGACAACTGGCGACAGTCACCTTTCAGATACTAACGGAGCCATCTTGTTATCTGTTGATTCTACTACCAGCACTAAGTTCAGCACTCCGTTAGGAAACGATAAGCTACAGGGGCTGTTGCTCGCTGACGGAGTAAATTATGCTGATTCGAGCAAGAACAACCCGTTAACTTTTGATCAAGGGTTGGATAATGTTGCTACTGGAGTTCAGCCACTTGGTCTTGGTTCTGAACTAAGAGAATCACAGTATATTATTGAGGTTGATAATAGGTTGCTTAACTTGTGTGCCCCTGGTAGAGTTAACAATGCTAGACCAGTTTTGTCGCCAAGTTTTATTGATGATGATAATATCGCAAGTTACTTTATCTCTTTCCAGGGTGGCGCAGAAAACCTGGGCGACAACAAATATTTTGCAACTATTGAAACAGATAACAATGGTCAAAAACAAGATGATACCGCCGTTAATGGACGACCAGGGTATAGATTTAGGTTTGGTCTCAAAGCAGCACAAGATGCCGAGACTACCGACTATTTATTTACGACTTTTGGTAATACAACTACAGACACCCTTGGCGCAACCGGCTTAACAACTGGTCTAAGATTCATTGACACCACAGTGCGAATCACTGGGTTTACCACAGGCTACAGGGTGGATGTCCCTGTAAGATTGCTAAAGGCATTTTAAATTAGGATTCAACAATGGCTACAACTTTTAAAACACTCTTACCCGGCGACGTTATTGATACTAGGAATAGATTACATGAATCAATCCCGATCACTGGTACAATCGTCTCCGGTACTTACGGACCACAAGGTCAAGAAAGAAACATTAAAGATTATAGCCACGGCTTATTTCAATCTGTTTTTGATTATCCTTTCTTAAGTTCTTCTGCCAACCATATTTTTGATCTCACGATGGGTTATAGTTCAAACTCACCCATTAGCGCCTCTAGTGTGGCTGGATACAAACAGCAGAAATCAAAGATTAACATTTACAACCAAATGGCACAAGTGCTTATGGGTCATGACGCCGATGGTAACATTCGTGAGTTTGACGCTGATGGTGATCTTACGGGCGGCTCAAAGATTAGATCTTGTTACTTTATTAATATTTCTCGCCTTCTTGGCAAAGATGAGATTAAGAAGGGCAGCTTCCAGATTGATCTTGGGCTAGAGCCAAACTACGATAAAGCGTTTAGTGCCTCGCTTAGTATTACTGATACGAATGCAGAAACGTCATACAAGACAAATTCACCAGCAGGGGAATATGGCATTCTTAAGACCAATACTTTAACTGGTGGACCATCAACTGGTAATGAAGCCCGAGCGGTTGTTTCTGCAAGTCACAATGTTGGTCTTATCTTCTACCAGGCTGGTGTTGTTGTGTTGAGTTCTTCTATTTTCCACAACAATGTTAAGGGAGATACTTCGATTGCTGGACATGGTATTCTTGATGAAAACCATTTCCCAGAAATGGATATGACACATACTGCATCTGTGGCAGGCTTCTCAGAGCCAGGTCCTCTGAACTCAATCTTTAAGTTGTTTGCAAGCTCCTCTATTTCTGGTGCTTGTAACGCTTTACGTCACCGTATTGGAAATCTCTCGTTTAATAATACTACAGAACTAAACTCAACGATTTATTTCTGTCGAGCAAATGCAAACGAGTTCAACTACAGCAGTAACCCAACTTACCTCAAAGATAGTAAGATTCGTGTTAAGGCAGATGATTCAAGAGCAGAGCCAGTATCCTACATTACAACTGTTGGGTTGTATGGACCTAACAATGAGTTGTTGGCAGTAGGCAAACTAAGTGAGCCTCTCAAGAAGACGCCAAGCAATGAGTTGACCGTTCGAGTGAGGCTGGATTATTAACGGAGGTGCAGAATGTCGTACCTTCGTAAATTTGGTCCAAACGACATATATGTAAACGAACTGCGAACACATCCACAATATGAATTTGTGATGTGGAACGGTACGGAATACTTAAACAACAGAAAACATGAGGGTATCGATATTAAAACGGGTACCGTCAATCTGTATGAGTATAATGTAAACAGAGCGGCAGGCGAAGCCAGGATTTTTCCCTTCATTGAAAAGGCGGGCAGTTTAATCAGATTGAACTCAACCCCGGTCTCCTCTTTTTCGGGGTCAACATACGGTTCAACAATTCAGGGTGAGTATCCGCTTACCAGTTCAATAGCACGACAGCTTTTTAATGCGTCGGATGGATTAGGTGCAAGCGAAAGATTAAGGTTGCACGCTATGAGAACAACCTTTGATTATTACAAATATCTCTCCCCGGTCTATGACTACGAAACATATTATTCAGGTAGCGACGTAAACCTGATTTCTATTCCTAGTATTATGTTTGGTTCTAGGATTAAACCTGGCAGTCTTGATCTAAAGATTTTCCACAGTGGAACTCTTGTTGGTAGAGCTAAAGACATCAGAAGAAATGGAGAACTGATCTGTATCACGGGCAGTAACTCAGGTTCAGTTGTTGGTGTAGCTCTGTATGGTGAGGGGTTCCTGGCTTTAACTTCAAGCGATACGGTAGCGGCAGTCAATGACACTTACACGGGTACTGCTGCTCGTGTAACTGCCAGTTGGATTTATTTTGGATCACACCACCAAGGAACAAATAAACCTAGAGAAACTGTTTTTTCCCTAGAGTTTAAAGGGACACACACGGTGCCGGTTGTGACGATGATGGCTCATGCTAGCCGGGGCGAACTAAACAATTCTTTAAACCCAACTTTTATCTCTAGTAGCGTAAGTGGGTCTGTTAGATTAACCAGTAACAACTCAGCCAGTTTTGTTGAGGACGACGAGATACCAATCAAAAACACTGCCAAAAGTCCTTTTACTAATACAACTGCTAGTTTTGAGAAGCAGACATTTATTTCTAAGGTTGGCATCTATGACGAAAATAGAAACTTAATTGCTATTGCAAAGTTAGCGCAGCCGATAAGAAAAAGAGAAGAAGACTCTTATACATTTAAACTTAAGCTTGACTTGTAATAGAATATAAACTATGATACTTGGTTTAGATATATCCACTAGCGTGGTTGGTGTAGCGATCGTAGATCCTGAGACAAAAGATCTAATTGTTAGCGAACATATTGACCTGACAAAAATTGACAGTGTTTTTTCAAAAGCGGAACTTGTAGGCTCAGAGTTGTGGCAAATCGGAAACAACCATGATATTAAAAACTTGTTTGTCGAAACAGCTTTGATGAGGTTTATCCCAGGAAGATCTCGTGCCGATACAATTGTTAAGCTAGCAAAGTTTAATGGTATCGTATCGTGGATGTGTTATGACACGTTTGGTTTGCAACCCACCTACTTGAATGTTAATACAGCTAGGTCTTTGTATGGCTTATCATTTCCACGAGGCACCAAGGGACCAAAAAGAAAGAAGATGGTTGTTGAAGCTGTAATCGAAAAAGAAAAGACAGCGTTTAAGTACGAAATGGCTCGTGGTGGCAAGAACTATAAAAAGGGTACTGACGATAGAGCCGATGCTATTGTTATCGCAAGGGCGGGTGAGTTTCTTCTACGGAATAAAGACAATGAAGGATTTCTGTCCGAGAAGATAGTTTTAGTTGATTAAGTAACTATTTATTTTGCGAGGCTCATAATTTATGAAAATGTCTAAAGACAAGCTCAAACAAAGAGTTTTAGAAAATATCAAAGCGACAAAGCGCAAGAGGCAGATTCAAGCTGCGATCGAAGAAATTCTTGCGAACCCAGATCAAGAGATTCTTGACGAGAAAAGTAAAAGGGGTAGAGCGCAGAGAAAGAAAGCAAGAGCCCAAGCTAAAAAAGAAAAAGCAAAAGCCGCTAAAGCCGAACAAGCACAGGGAGAAGAAGCACCAGCAGCCGATGCTCCCGCAGGGGATGCTCCTGCCGGGGATGCTCCCGCACCAGAGGGCGAAAAGCCGAAAGCTGGCGGACCCTCCGTCGGCGGTCTAAAAGCCTTTGCGGCGGGTATGATGAAAGACCCAAAGAAAGCCATGAACCAATTGGGCAAAGATACAAAACAATATCTTAAAGATAACCCAGAAGTAGCAAAAGAGTTAACCGCTGCGATGGAGGCTGGACAGAACGCCAAGGTAGAAGATTTGCTAGGCGGATTACCCGGTCAGGATGCACTTATTGATGCAGGTGAAAAAATTGCATCAGGAGATGTAGAGGGACTTGAAGGTGTTGGGGCTGCCGCAGGCGCAGCACTAGCAGGCGGTTATGGCGTAGAGGCAGCACAATTACTTGGTGGCGCAGCAGGTATGGCACTTAACAACTTTGCCGATGTCACAAAGAACGCCGAAACTTTAGCAGGTACGATTATCCCGCAGTTGTCAACTCTATCTAAATTCTTGCTCGATTCTGATGCTGCTGATCTTAAGAAGGTGGGCGCTGAGTTAAAAGGTCTTAACAAGATGTTTGACGAAAAGTTAGGCTTTCTTATGAAGGCTAGTGAGAAGAAAGCTAAAGAGGGCGGAGAACAGCCGACTGGTGGTGCAGCCGCAGCCGCAGATGTTCCGCCAGAACTAACAGACGAACAGAAAGCTGACATGAGCCCAGAAGAAATTAAGGCTTATGAAGAGAAGAGACAGGGTGCAATCCAAGCAACACAACGAACCGTTGGTGGGGGTGCTGCCGCACCAACCGGCGGCAGCCCAGCAGAAAAAGAGGCAATGCAAATGACTCCAGAAAAAGAGGCTCAACTTAAGAAGGCGTTGCAAAAAGAAAAAGATCCCGCAAAGAAGAGGGCTTTGTCGCAAGTGTTGAAGGCAAGAGGACAAGTAAATAAACTTAATGGAGTTGCCAACGCTTTAATGCAAAGGGATAAATCAGCATTTGGCAAAACAGCAACAGCTAAACTTGACGCACCTGACGAGTATTATTGGAAGAAGTATGGTCCTCACCTAGACAGGCTACTTTCATTCAAACTAAAGAAAGCAAATAGCAATGTTAGAGTTAGAAAAGAAGTAGCAGATACAATGTATACTAGAAGTCCCGAAAGATTAATTGCACCTGGGGTGATCAATGGTAGAGAGATGTTAAACCCAGAAGAAAAGAAAGAGCTAGGTGTCTTTGCTAATAAGATAGCGAACATAGACGATAAGAACTTTGAAACTTGGATTAAATCCCCCAAAATGCAGTCAGCTTGGGAAGAACAATCTAAACTACAAATGGCTGCTGAGAAAAAAGCACAAGGAACAGTCGGTAATCAAACAGATTTTGCAAGCTTGTACGATCCTAAGACTGGGGAACTAACACCTTTAGCCGCACAAGTTGCAGCCGGGGATGTTCCATCATGGTATTCCTTGCCGAAGGGTTTTGATCCATCAAAATACAAAGATTTAGGACAAGCCAAAGCCGCCCCTGCTGCCAAACCAGCAGAAAAGCCCGAAGCAAAAGAGGAACCTAAAAAATGACAAAACTAATGACGGAAGGTCAAGTTAGGAAAGTTATTCGTGAGGAGAGAGAAAAGATTCTTTCTGAGTCAGACCTCTTTGCTATTGTTGCTGAAGAGACAGCCTATGTGCTAATCGAGCAAGGCATGGTGGGCAAGGCAGTCAAAGCCGCTAAGGCAGCAGGCAAAGCCAGAAAAAAATATCAGGCAGCAAAAAAGAAAGCCGTGCAGACAGGTGTGAAGGCAGCAGCTAAAGGTATTAAGGCGGTTAAGCGAGGAGCAACGGCTGCCAAAGGTGCAATACGCAGAGGGGTTGGAAAAGCTCAAGGTGCTAAGAGAGCGATCAAATATTCCGCACCCGGAGCTTTAGCAGGTGAGGTTGGTAAAGATGTGGCAGGCGCAGCAGGGGACGTTGGCGCTGCTGGTGCTGGTGTTGCGGCTCAGGCGCTTGGAGCCTTAGCTGGCGCTGGTGCCAGTACAAAAGCTTTTACTGATGAGATGGGCAAAGCAAGGAAAAAAGGCAAAGAAGAAGCAGATGCCATAATGAAAATGAAAGGCACCAGGGTTAAGGCTAAGGTAGATAAGGGACCCGAGATTAAGGGCACCACAGGTTTTCTTGACAGAGAAGATAAGCCAAAAAAGAAACCAGCAGCAAAACCAGAAGAAAAGAAGCCCGAAGAAAAACCGGAAGAGAAACCAGAAGAAAAACCAGCCGACACAAAGCCAGAGGAAAAGAAGCCTGAAGAAAAGAAAGAGGCTCCTAAGAACAGGAGAAAGAAATGAAAGAATTAAATAAAGACGTTTTAGTCAAAATGATTAAAGAGCAGATCGATGAGATGTGTGGAGTTGGACCTTCTATGATGAAGCGTGATCATGGCGATCACGAGGGTTCTATGGCTAGACAACAGATGTATAAGACTATGCAGTATGCACAGGAAATTTACGATAATGTCCCAGACGATGCTGAGTTGCCAGCTTGGGTGCAAAGTAAATTAACAAAAATTGCAGACTACGTTGGATCAGTCAAACATTATCTTGAGTACAAAGCTGAACATGGAATGCACTACGAGTCATTGCAGGAGCAAGATGAGATGGAAACTGCTGGAGGCGCTGTCACTGTTAGCGTTGATACTAAACAACTGGCGCAACAAATTTATCAAACTATCCCCGAAGAGGCGAGAAACGAACAGACTATGGATAAGTTGTTTACAGATCTTAGGGCGTTATCAACGGATCAGCCTGCGGCTGGTGAAGCACCAGAGGAAAAAGGACAATCAATGCTTGATAAATTCTCAGATGCTAGTAAAAGGGCACTTGACGCAGTAGCCCCTGCCAGTTAAGACAAAATAAAATTTGACATAAAAGCTGTGCTCATATATCATTGGGTATGATTACAATTAAAAAACAAAGAATCGTGACAGATATTCTTGGGACCCCAAGTCGCCAAAACCAAGAATATCTATATCCTTCGGTTTGCTGCGGGCACCACAAGAAAAAGCTATCGATCAACTTTGAGAAAAACGTAGCTAAGTGTTGGGTGTGTGATTGGCGCACCAAAAATATTAAAAGGGTTGTAAGGCGATGGGGTACTCGAAAACACCTTGACGCCTGGAGAGATCTAGAGGGTGATGCACACACAGGCGATCTTGACAACTTGTTTGAGATAGCGACAGAACAAGAGCAAAGAATTGATTTGCCCGCAGAGTTTAAGACACTTACAGGTGTCCCAAGTGTTCTTGACAATAGGGCTCTGTCCTATTTGAGATCAAGAAGAATTACCAAAGAGGATATTCTCAGATGGAAGATTGGTTACTGTGCGGTCGGTCAGTATGAAAACAGGATCATTATTCCTAGCTTTGGTGTAGAGGGTTATTGCAATTTCTTCACGGCTAGGTCATGGACTAAGGACAACTGGCCACCCTACCTTAATGGACCCGGCAATAAAGATATCATATTTAATGATCTGTATGTCGATTGGACTACAGATGTGTCACTAGTTGAGGGTGTATTTGATGCGATCGTGGCAGGACCAAATTCTATTCCATTGCTTGGATCTACACTCAGGGAAGAAAGTAAATTGTTTCAAAAGCTAGCTTATAATGACACACCAGTTTATGTTGCACTTGATCCTGATGCTGAAAAGAAGGCTTTACGATTGATCAAAGCTTTGTTACAATATGACTTAGAGGTATATAAAGTACCTATCGCTCCGTATAATGATGTAGGTGAAATGACAAAGCAAGAATACCAAGCCAGAAAAAAGGCAGCGGAGCCGTTTGATTCTGATACATTTCTATTGCGTGCCGCTTTAGCAATTTAAACAAGAGGACACTATGAGAATAGCACACTTTGGGGACACCCATATCAAAAATCTGAAATACCATTACGAGTACCGTAAGGCATTTGAGCATATATATGAAACCCTGAGAAAAGAAAATGTAGACTACATCGTCCATACTGGCGACTTGGCTCACACAAAAACACAACTCTCGCCAGAGTACTTTGAGTTAGCTACAGACTTCCTAAAGAACTTGGCTGACATCGCCGAGACCCATATTATTCTTGGGAACCATGACGGCAACCTACGGAACGCTGCTCGCCAAGATGCTATCACTCCGATTGTGGAAGCACTCAATCACCCAAGCCTAATCCTACACAAGTACTCAGGTGAGGTTCAGTTGGAAGACGACTTGACCCTAAACGTTTTGTCAATCTTTGATGAGACTAATTGGGAAGATCCGTCTGATCCTAATGCAATCAATATCGCTCTTTATCACGGAGCAATTAATAATAGTCAAACAGACCTCGGTTGGGTGATGGACCACGGCGATCATGACATCTCAGTGTTTGATAAGTTTGACTACGCTATGTTGGGTGATATCCACAAGACTAACCAAGTCCTCAACGAGAGTGGCACCATTCGTTATTGTGGTTCTACTATCCAGCAAAACCATGGTGAGACAAACGACAAGGGCTTTTTAATCTGGGACATCAAGAGCAAGACTGACTATGAAGTTAAGCATTGTCTCGTTGAAAATATTAAACCCTTTATGACAATTGAGATGACAGCGAAGGGGAACATCCCACGCAAGCTGGATATCCCAGAGGGTGCCCGACTGCGTGTGGTGACACACCACAAAGTCTCGCTAGACAAAATCCGCCGTGTGATGGATATTGTCAAAACCCGCTTCAAGCCCGAGAGCCTATCGTTCGTCAACAAGGCTGGTCTCAAACGGGATAGCGTAAACGTTGACGACCTTGGCAACACAGAGAACCTGCGGGATCAAGCAGTTCAAGAGCGCCTTATTCGAGAGTATCTAAAAGAATACGAACCCGATGATAAGACACTAGAAAAAGTATTTCAGCTTAACTCACGTTATGACGCACATGTTAATGGCGACGAGGCAGGACTGCGAAACGTAGAATGGTCTCTGAAGAAGATGGAATGGGACAACCTCTTCAACTATGGAGAGGGTAATGCTGTCAACTTTGATAAACTTAATGGCGTCGTTGGCATCTTCGGTAAAAACTATTCAGGTAAGAGTTCTGTCGTTGACAGTATGCTCTACACAGTGTATAACTCAATCAGCAAGAACAGTCGTAAGAATCTTAATATTATTAATCAGAACAAACCGTCTGGATATGGTCGAGTTGAAATTGACATCGCTGGCAAGAACTATATTATTGAGAGGAAGTCAGAGAAATATACTCGAAAACTCCATGGGGAGGAAACAGAGGAAGCTAAGACTGATGTGGAATTTGTTGTGATTGATCCAGCCACTGATGAGGAAACCAGCCTCAACTCGCTGGACCGTAACGGCACCGACAAAGCTATCCGTAAAATCTTTGGTAGCATTGACGACTTCCTGTTGACCAGCATGTCCAGCCAGATGGGTGCAATGACTTTCATCAACGAGGGCTCAACCAAGCGCAAGGAAATCCTTGCCAAGTTTTTGGACCTTGACCAGTTTGAGAAGAAGTTCAAACTATCCAAGAACGATAGTATTGAGACCCGTGCCCTCCTGAAAAAGTTGGAAGATAATAATTTTGATGAAGATATTACGCAACTCCTCGGACAACTGACCGATAATGAAAAAGCAAGGGAAACACAAGAAAGGAAATGTGCTAAACTAACTACACAGTTAGAAACCATTTCCGAACGAGTGAGAGAGATTGATGGACTTTTCGCATCTGCCCCTGTTGAACTTATTAATATTAGAAAAGAGACAGCAAGACTTGCGGCAGCAGGACAAGAGAAGTCCGACTACAATCTCAAAGTCGCCCAAGCCAAAAACCAAAGGAAAGATGTTCTGGCGCAAGCGAAAGTCCTCAAAGGACTGCTAGACAAGACAGACGTTGACACACTCCGTTCCCAGATTTCTCGATGTGAGGCTTTACAAAAAGACCTTGGAGATATCGAGAACCAGATTAAGCTGGAAGAGAACAACCGAGCAACCTACGAAAAGAAACTTAGTGTTCTTGATGAAGTACCTTGCGGTCCTGACTGTGGTCTCCGCAAATATATCAAAGATGCTTATGAGGCTAAGGAACTTCTCCAAGA